AATCGTGGATTAGTTCCGAGTTTCGATGGCAAGACTTGGAGATTGCATGGCAAAGATGGGATGATTATTTGGGAAGGGTGTTGTATAGAAATAGTTTAAAATAACTAATTTAAAATAAAAGGAATGATTACTCATTCCTTTTTTCATTTCTATGCAATCTTCATTAATTTTCTGATTTCAAATTATTTATATATATAAAATCTTTTTCTAGAAATAAAAATACAAGGAGTAATCCAAACAGTATGGATACAAAAAAAGACATAGTATTTGATAATAAAACAGTTTCCGATTTGTTTAAAATAGTTTTTGACAATGTTGGATCTGATGCAAGTAGAATAGACAAAATCATCAATGAAATCAAAGTTAATTTAAATACTGATAGTGGTAATCCCGGAGGAGATACGCTATTTGTTGCTCCAATTATTAAAGACTTGTTAGATGTCGGAGTAAAAAACAGAGAGTTATTAATAAAATTACTAACAGTAATACAAAGGTTTAGTGCACCAGTTGCAGTAATACAAGAATCGATATTAACAGATGATGATAAAGAACAAATTAGGCAATCAATAAGCCAAGATACTAAAAAGAAAGCAAAGGAAATTGATATACTATCAGAAGAGCTACATAAAAAACTAATGGATTTAGAACAAGATGCATCTGCAGAGTTAAATAATGCTTAATGAAATTGAACAAAAAGATTTAGAGAATAGGCTTCTAACTCTTCATGAAGAGTATGGCAAAAAAATAGATGAATTTGAAAGATTACACTGGACTATTTATCACATACGACAAGAAATAAATGTAATAATGGAAAAACTAGGTATGAATAAAAATGAGAATACAGGGCAATAAAATATTATCAAATAGAGGATTGTTTGTAGATCCTGTTGAATATTTCAATACAATTAATTCTAGTGCATTGAGTGAAGATATATTTTTGTATCTAGGTGAAGTGATCGGATATCCAAAGGAATCTGAAATTTCAACCCCAGGAGCAATTTTATTTACTGTACCCGGAATCCAATCTTTTTCCTCTGTTTCTGAAATAGAAGCATTAGCATATGTAGCATTGCCCGCAAACCCAAATTCATATACTAAACCAGTACCGGGCCAAATTATTTATATAGTTGAAATGCAAGATAATTATACATATCTAGGCTCGTTTCAATCTGGTATAAATGAAAATGGTACTTTTTTATTGGAATTGGTTAATCCTAATACCTTTGGACTAAATACTAAAAGTAATGTAACAGAATATAAGAATATAGAATCTGGAACTAGTTCTCCTAATAGTAAAAACAAAGTATCGAATTATGATACATTGGGATTCAAAATTAAAGATACTGTTATTCCTGCTATTAAAGAAAAATCAGGGGAATCTCATCTAAAAGGTATGGTAAACAATAATATTGTTCTATCATATAATGATAAAGGGGATCCGAATATAATACTGGTTATTAATAGAAAGGATAAAAATTATAATCAAAATTCAGATGGAATTTTTATTTTTGGAAATGATGATGTAGATAAAGGAATGAATATCCCATCTGAAATAAAAGACAATTTTCCAACAGATGAAAAGACTGGTTCTGTTATAGTATTAAATTCTAATAAATTCAGAATTAATAGTAAAAATGGTTCTGTGTATATTTCATCTGCAAAAAATATATCATTATCTAGTAACAATGATTTTACAGTTGATGCTAAGAAAAAAACCAATATTAATTCTAGTGAAATTATACTAGGTAACGGCGCAACAGAATTAATTGTTCTTGGAAATAAATTAAAGTCATTATTATCAAGTCTAATTGATGAAATAATGAAATTAACAGTGGGCACTGCAAATGGTCCTAGTAGCCCGCCGATTAATATATCATCATTTGCAAAGATTAAAACACAATTAGAAGGTATATTGTCAAAACAAAACAAAACTTTGTAGGAGTTAGTATGAAGTATAATGAGTTATTAAATATGATTAAAAAAGATATGGAATCGTATGTTAGAAAAATTGTTAAAGAAGAAGTGCTATTTGCATTACGGGTAAAATCCGGAGTTAATGAAATTGTTATTCCAAAAAATATTGTTAAACAAGAATTTAAAAATGCTACTGGGACAACAATACCAGATATTAGAAGTAAATACAAGCAAATTATGGAATCTCAAGAAAATACATTGCCTAAGGAAAATAATGCACCATTACTTTCAGAGCAATATGTAGACGATGAGCAGATAGTATTAACAGGCCATGAGCATGTAGCAACTACACCTGAGGCAGTAAGGGAAGCAATTAGAATACAAACAAAGGATTATTCCGAAGTTTTAAAACGGGCAAGATAAAATTATGCTAAATAAAATTCTATTACAAAACAAACTGCTAAAGTTTTTTAGTGATAATAAAAAAAGTGCTAAAGATGCTGCGGAACAATTATCTACAATTATTGATGATTATATAAAAAGTGCAACCGTAACTGTTAATGGAAATGGTGTTACTCCGCCGGGTGGGGTTGTTACAGTAGGAAGCCCGGCTACTCAAGTAAATTCTATACCAGTTATGTCAACAGTAACAGGAAATGGAAAAATAACATAATGCCAACCAAATATAATTATACAGGATCAAATGATGATACTGCAGTATCTAAGATAAACTTTAATGAAAGGGGCATTGGATTTTTTTACCCATTTGGTTCAAATAATAAAGCATATGATGTAACCCGTACAACTATCGATAAGGTAACATCAAATATAAGATTGTTATTGCAAACTGAAAAAGGAGAAAGAGTAAATTCTCCGGAGTTTGGGGTGTCATTAAGGAAATATATGTTTGAGCAACAATTTAATGATGCTAAACAAATGATAGAAGGCCAACTAAAAAATGACATATATAAATGAATACCAGAAGTGAATATTGATGAATTAACAATAAATTTTGATAATAACACAGTGCAAATATTTATGTTATTTTCATTAAAAGAGGACGCTGATATCAATCAAAAAATGAGTGTAATAATTAAATAAGTAAGAGAACAGTAATGGCAGATATAGTCAAAAAAAATATAAGTTATCTGGGTAGAGATTTTTCCGAATTAAAAAGTAATTTGCAAATATTTGCAAAAACATATTTTCAGGATACATACCAAGACTTTAATGAAGCTGATGCTGGAACAATGTTATTAGAGTTGGCTGCTTATGTTGGTGATGTTCTTGGATTTCATATGGATAGTCAATTTAAAGGATTATATGCAGACTCAATTACTCAACGAAAACATGCCATAAATTATGCTAACATGTTTGGTTATAAAGTAAAACCAACTATAGCATCTACTACTAAATTAGATGTATATATAGTTGTACCAGCAACTGGTTCCGCAGATAATAAAGTTCCGGATTATAAATACTGCCCAATTCTTAAAGCTGGAGCAACAGCAGTTGCAGATACAAGCCCTAGAATAAATTTTGAAACATTGACAGATATAAATTTTCTTGTTAATACTTCACAAAGTCTAGATGACGACGGAAGAGATGAAACAATATATGAAGTGGATGAATCTGGAATTGCTACCAAATTTTTACTACGAAAAAGAGTTGATATAATAGGCAGCGAAACAAGAACGTTTAATCAAACAATAACATCTCCAGAAAAGTATTTAAAAATTCAATTACCATCAAATGATATAACAGAAATAATATCAGTTTTAGATTCTGATGGAAATAATTGATATGAAGTGGAATGTTTGGCCCAAGATACTATTTTTATTGAACAGCAAAATATAGATGAAAATGATACAATATTTTCATCTGATAGTGGGTCTGTGCCATATTTACTAAAACTAAAAAAGGTTCCAAAAAGATTTGAAGTAAAAGTCGATGAAAATAATTTAACATATTTACTATTTGGTTCTGGAATTATAAATTCCAATGATGAAGAAATAATACCGAATCCTAGATTGGTTGGATCCCCGACTCCAATTGGCGGAAACTATTATGATTATACAGTAGACCCAGAGAATTTCTTAAAAACAAAATCTTTTGGAGAAGCCCCCGCTAATACAACTTTGACTATAACATATAGAGCTGGTGGGGGAATACAATCAAACGTTCAAGCTGGTTCAATCAATTCTATAGAGAATGTAGATTTAGAATTTCCTGTTAGTACCTCATTATTAAATCAAAAAGATATTAGTGATATAATAGCATCAGTTGGGTGTATAAATAATAGTAATGCTACAGGCGGCCGGGGAGAAGAAAGTGTTGATTCAATAAAATATAATGCAATTGCGAATTATAAGTCTCAGAAAAGGTGTGTTACAAAAGAAGATTATATTGTAAGAGCATATTCATTACCAGCTAAATTCGGTAGTATAGCTAAAATATATGTAGAAAAAGATGATTTGACAAAAGAAATACAACAAAGTCCAAATAGTAATCCATTTGCAATTAATATGTATTTATTGGCATATAATTCTGATAATAATTTAGTCAATGCTTCTACTGCAGTTAAAAACAACCTCAAAACATATATAAACCAATACAGGATGCTTACGGATAATATTAATATCATAGATGGTACAATTATTAATATCGGAATAATGTTTGAAATTATTGTATATAATAGTGAAAATAAGAATGAAGTATTATTAAGATGTATAGATGCAATTACTAATTATTTTGATATAAGTAATTGAAGTTTTAATCAACCTATAGTATATGCTGAATTATATAGATTAATTATGAATGTCAAAGGAGTTCAGGCAATTCCTATTGATTATAATATTTCCGATGGTAAAAGAGCTGGATTAAATATTATATGTAAGAGCGGAGGATTATATTCAAATACCTATGTTGATTTAGAGGGGCTAACAATTAATGGTATAATATATCCACCGAGAACTATATCAATATTTGAACTAAAAACACCACAAATAGATATTGAAGGTCGAGCAATCAGTGGATAAAGAATAGGGTAAAATAAATTATGTATTATAGATTTAAATTAGAAAAAGATACTTTTATAACTAGCCAAAGTGAAGAAGGAAATTTTGGACGAGATCCAATATTAGAAGTTGGAAAAATTGTTGATAATAGTGTAATATATCCAATTAGAAGTCTTATTAAATTTAATGTTGATGATATTAATAATAAAATTAGTACCAATAAAATAAATAGTTCATCAGTATTTGAACTGAGTATGTATGAATGTTTAAATGAAAATATATACTATGATAATTTTTGAATTGATGCATTATTAATATCTAGATCATGAACAGAAGGAACGGGATCATTAGCAGAAAAATCAACTGGTAGTGCATGTAATTGAATAAGTGCATCAAATGATGATTGCTGATCATTGCCTGGCGGTGACTATTTAACTGTTGCTTCCGCATCGCAATATTATGCTACATCATCTGGTGATATAACTATGGATATTACTGAGTTAGTTGGGTATTTAACTGCAAGTGTTTATCCAAATTGTGGGCTAATAATAAAACTAAGAGATGAAATAGGAGATCAATTCTTAACCTCAGGATCTCAGTATTTTATTGTTGATGGAAATGATGTATTTTATTTGACTGAGCGTAGTGCTCCAAATGAAAATTTTAATAGAAAAATGTTTTATGGCAAAGATACTCATACAATATATTATCCAACCATTGTTGCAAAATGAAATGATACATTAACAACTGCATCAATTAGTGCATCTAGTACATGGCAAGACTATTGCGTATCTTTACGGGAACCAAAGGAAGAATATATTAGTAGTGAAAGAATAAGGTTTGAATTATTTGGTAGATTAAAATATCCTGTAATGACATATTCAACTAGATCATTAGAAAATCTATCTAGTACTGTATTGACAGATTTAACATATGAAGTAAAAGACGTCTCAGATTATGGTAGAGCAATATTACCATATAGTGTGTATACTAGTTGTAGTTATGATGCTAGCAAGAATTATTTCAATATTGATATGTCTGCATTGCCTGTTAATAGAACATATGAACTTAGTGTAAAACACGAATTCTTAGGGACAACTAAGATATATAAACTACATAAATTTAGAATAGTATAACAATGGAAATTATTAATAAAAAAAATACTAAATCTGATTCAATACTAATGCCATTTAGTGCTCCGAATTATTCTGAATTAAATAATGAAATAAATCAAAAATATGATGTAGCAATCACAGAATTGATATCAGAAGATGCAAACATTTCTGATGATGCGGTACAAAATAATAATGATAAAATAGTAATATTCTTATCAGATTATGATTCAATCAAATTGATAATGAGTACAGATCAATTATATAATTTCTATAAAACCGTTGAAAAAGATATTCCAGATTTATACTTTATTGAATCTGGTTCTTTATCATATCTTCAATTTGAAAATTCTCATGCGTTATTAATTACTAATAATGAACATGAAATAGCGAGTGATCTAAAATATCCCAATTTAAATGAATTATCATTTAATTCTGGCAGAACAATTAGATTAAGTATTATACCAAAAACAAAAAATTATAAGGATAAATATATATTTCGACAGATTATAGAAGTATCTAGAATATAATAAATGACAATGAACTATATTATAAAGGATAAATAAATGGAAAAAATAATTGATCCCATCCCAGATCCCATCCCAGATCCCATCCCAGATCCCATCCCAGATCCAAAGCAATTAATATTTTATAAACCAATCATTAGTGAAATTATTCCTACTAGTAGAAGTTTTATCAAATTTAAATTAAATTGATCAGAATATCAACCAGGAGTACTTCTCGCATATGTTTTATCAATAAAATTATTACTTTTTGTATATAATATAGACGGGAGTATTATGGTTACAAAGGAATTAGATGCGAGATCTTTTTATGAAAATAATAGTTGGCCTGATAGTGTTGATATTGATTTAGGAATAAATTTAGTTGATAATACGCAAATAATATGTGATTGCAAATTATACTTAGATATATATGATAGGGCTACAGAACAAACACAACAAAGTACTGATAGTAACCCGGTAATATTTAATTTTATTTTTTCTGATACTACAGAAGAAGATATTTCACCAGAATTGCCCCCAGATGGAATAACAGTATATAATTCCAAAGTCGGGTTTGAATTATTAGTTGACAAAGATGGGTATTTAAATTTAACCTATAAATATTTTCTGACTAAAGAAAACGGAGACATTGATTTTTCTAATATTCAAACTATTTCTGTAAAGTCTAAATTTCCAATAGAGATAAACGATGAGAATAACATACTCTTTGGAATTGATGATAATAGTAACAAACTATTTTTAAGAATATCTAATACAGCATATCCATTAAATAATATTGATATTTCATTTAGTGATGATGTATTGCAGTCAAACGGTGTAAGTTTTGCAACGTTAGCTGAATATATTAGAAATTCAAATACTGCATTTTTTAATACTAGCTTTATAGTGGATAATTTTTATAACAAAATTCCGCAACCATTAATTGGTGGAATAAGCAACAGAGATAGTAGAAGTATGATAAATAAATCTACAATCAATCTGGAATATAGTAATATTAATTTAGCAAACTTATATAGTAGTAGCTATATAGACAACGGATTAAACGACTTTAATTTAACTAAATTTAGATATTACAATAAATATCTTAGTTATAATGATACAATTACAGACTTATCAGAAGATGATATATTTAATTCAGAATTTGATATAAAACAAAATTTAATGATAGACTATGATTTTAGTAATCTTAGTTCAAATGAGGATTATGTAATAGATAATTCAGGTAATGGTAACCATGGTGTATTTATTGGCGATATGGATATTGCAGTAACAGATAGCGGGTTTAGTATATCACAAAAGAACTTACCTATAGTAAAAATTTAACAAGGCACAATGATGAAAACAGTATCTATGGATGATGGAACAGTCACTAGTAATTTAAAATTAACAGAAATTGATGCTTCTAAACCGTCTTACTATGATGGTGTTGTCAGGGTAACTTTTTATGATTCTAATAATAATGTAGTATGTTCAAATAATTTAAATTCTGATGAATTTATATATATAAGTAAATCAATTTACATAAATTTAAATTTGCATGTTTCAAGAATACCCGATATTGCTCTGCCCCCCAATAGTAAATACAAAGTTATTGTATCATTTGAACGAGATATATATTCTAATATCTTTGTTAAAGAAATATCTCCATCTAAAACTGAAGTTAGAATTGGATTAAATAATAATATAGCAGATTCTTTCTGGATTAAATGAGCATATTCACCCGAAATTTTATTAAATAATGCTCAAAGAGTAATTAGAATACATGATGAAAAATTCAGGATTATCAATGTTATTCCAGACTATTCAAAGTATAAAATAGAAGTTGAACAAGTTAAAAATAATATTGAAAATCTTAAAATAGAATTGAATAATATGTATGTTGACCAGATTGATTTAAATCAAGTGAGCAGCAAGCAAAAAGAATTAAGTGATTTAGAAACTTCATTAATTGATAATAGTTTATTAAATAAAGTAACTTTTATATTAAAGTTATCATCTACTATTAATAGTGAAATTGAATTACCAAGTGCAAATTGTTTTCTATCAAATGAAATTACATTAGATCAAACAATCAATGACGTATACGTTTACTCAGAAGAAATAAGTGAAAGTAAAGTAGTTAAATTAAGTGCTGATCCTAGAGTTGGATCAAATTTCTATGATACTACAAAATGATATAATTACAATACTCTTGTTAGTTCTGGCAGTGCATCATTTTTAGCAGAATTAACTCAAAGCTTATTTTCTGGCATTAGTGATTTATGTATAGATTTTTCTAATTTTTCTAATCACACCTTTTTTGGGAGTGCAATAGAAAAAGTTAATAATGCCTCATTAAAAATTAAGAATATACAAATTTACAAAGACTTGATGAGTAATCAAACTTCATCCGGAGCAAGTACTACAAGCCAAAGTTATTCTAATGCAATACATAGTTTAGAAAATGAAATGACTCAGTATGAAAGATATGTTTATACAAAATCTGCATCATATGCATGGCCAAAAACATCTGATAGTGGATCAGATTACAATTATTCATATAGTTCGTCTATGGTTCAATCATGATACTCAGAACAATATAATTCTGCTAGTTATTACGATAGAAATAATAAAAATTATTTAGTTAATTTTCTGCCTGAAAATGTTATAATTGAAGATGATTCTAAATATATGACAAAAATTATACATATATGAGGAGAATTTTTTGATTATATTAAGAATTATATAGATCAAATACAATACTTATACAATTTTGATTATGACTGAATCAATGCAGTTCCGCCTGAATTACTACCTTTATATGCTAGCAATTTCCAATGAGAATTATTGGAAGGATTTGATTCTGAAGAATTAATGCCATATTTAAAGGGATTACAACAAGCATCTGGTAGTACTCCTTTAAAAGATATAACTAGAGAAAAATGACTAAGACTATTATCAAGTGTTCCATATTTAAACAAAATTAGAGGAACTCGTAGATCAGTTGACGCTCTAATGAATATATATGGTATCCCAAATTCAATTATTAGTATAAAAGAATATGGTGGAAGTAAATCAACTGGCAGTGATTACATAGAAGATAATACTAATATCTATTGCTTAGATTTTTACGGGGGAGAAACAATATATCCACCATCTAATGTATATGGATATATGTCAGGCAGTGATTTTACATATGAAGTGCGATATAATACTACTAGTAGTGCAAATTTAGCACTTTTTGGTAATCAAGGATTTAATGTTACACTAGAAACTTCTAGTAATAGTTCATATGGTTCTGCCAGTTTATTTATAAATAATGTTTCAGTAATGTCTATAACTGGTAGTGGAAATATTTCATTTTTTGATGGTGACTGGCATAACATTATAGTGCAAAAAAGTGGTACTACATTATATTTAAAACACAAAAAATACAAAGAGAATCAATTATTCTATAACAATGTGGTTAGTTATACATTGTTAGATGCTGATAATCAGTATATTGACAGTGGTTCTTCGGCCGGCGGATATTTGTATTTTGGCGGCATCGATACTAACGGTAGTTATTCGGGGTCACTGCAAGAAATTAGGTTGTGAAATAAATATCTAGCAGAAAATGAAATAGATCATCATAGTTATGATTTCAATTCATTGGCAGTTAATAATCCAAATGATGTTAGTGATTATCTAGTAGCACACTATAAGTTATCAGAAAATAAAGATTTAAATGCAAGTCAATATGTTAATGATTTTTCATGGCCGCCAAAATATGATGCAAGTGCAAGTTTATTTACTGGCAATCAATATAAAAATATAACATTGTCTGCTAGAACGTATTTTGAAATGTTTACTCTGGAAGGGCATAGTGATAATAAAATTAATATAGGTTATGTATCAGAAAGTGTTGAGGAAAATTTAAACAGAGTAGATTTAGTATTTTCTCCAGTGCAAGCAATGAATAGTGATATTTTAACTGAATTTGCCTTATTTGATTTTAACAATCCTATAGGCAATCCAATGGATATGTATGAAGCAAATTATTCAACATTAGATATATGAAAAAATTATTATTTTAAGAAATATGAAGGCAATTACAATTTCTATGCATATTTAAAATTTATAGAAAGTTTCGATAAATCTGTATTTAGAATTGTATCTCAAGTAATTCCGGAAAGGGCAAACTTAGTATCTGGACTTACTATTGGATCCCACATGTTGGAGAGAAATAAATACAAATGGCAAAAGTCAAGAATATTTGATTGCACTTATAGTTGTTCTGTAGACAATATTTCGGAAGATGTTTTTGATTGGAATGTTGATAAAGATAGTAATAAAGAATTTCAAATTTATCCAAATTCCTCAATTCAATACAGTTCTAGTACAGAAAGGTATATTGAAGCTGGTAGATTATTTAATACCGGTAGTTTTAGTTCTATTTTTAGTTATATAGAATGCTTATTCCCAGCATCAGATTTTTCAAGTATACTAACTGATTTTATTGCTGCATCATATGAACCAATAAGTTCAACTGCTAGTGGTAGTTCTTATGATCCTATTTATAAGCAATTAAAATATGCAACATCTGTTGGTACACAAAATACTGCTGCTACAGATTACGCCGGTGCACCTTGGGAAGTATCTGAATCATCTGCTACTATTATTCGAGTAGTATAAAAAATTAAAAAAATAAAACATTTCTTAAAGATTTTTCTTGTTTTCTAACCATTTTAATATTAAATTATAGTGTTAATTAAAATAAAGAAGGAAAAAGAAAATGGAAAAAGTAAAGATTCGGGAAATTAAAAAATTGATTGAGAAGGCCATTAATTTACAAGAAGAAATAATTGATGGTAAAATTATTGATATTGACAATGAAGATTTTATTTCTAAATTAGAAAGGAAATAACATGGAAATTCAAGAATTTGAAGAAAAACTTCAAGAAATCAGAAGTAAAAATGGTTGGATAATTAAATTAGAATTTAATGGAATTTGGGTATTTACAATAATCGATAAAAGAACTGGAAATATTTCAGCAAGTACAGGTGCAACAGGGCTTGAATCACTTTTATATGTATTGGAAATGCCATTTGACAAAAGCCCCTGGCAGTAAGCAAAGGAGATAATATGACTAAGAAAAAAGTAATTGAGAAAACTATTGCTCACTGGAAATGGTTGAGTGAACAACCTGATGGTACTTGTAAGGGGGAATATCCAGGATTTAAAAACATAAATTCTGATGAGTGCAATGACTGTTTTTTATGTAAATATAAATATTCTCTTCATGATCCGATAGAAGATCATTACTTTAAAGGAACATGCCCAGTATTTGGGAAATGTGAATATCAATGTAAGGATAATCCTGAATATATAAAATGGAGAAATAACCATACTGCTGAAAATGCTAAACTGGTATATCTCGCATTACTATCTTTCTATAATGAAAAATTTAAAAAGGAGTTATAAATGTACAATAAAACGAATGTAATTGAAACATTAGAAAAAATGAGGGTGATTGAAATGCCTATCATGACTAAGGCAACTGAACCAATCAAGGGTTATAAAGCTATAGTTAGAGAAAGTGACAACGAATTGATTAGAGTCGTTTCTGATAATTATAAAGTATATCAAAATTTAGATGCATTTAATGAAGTAGTTACTGCACTAGATATAGCCAATATCAAATTTGATATATCAAAATTGGCGTTAAACAAATCAGCTGGTCGAAATACAATGCATCTTAGTTTATCATTATCTGATATTAGTATGGATATTGATGGGCATCTAACGACCGCGTCAATTGAAGTGTTCAATTCAAATGATGGCACATTAGCATTTCAAAAGATGCTTGGAGTATTTCGTTTAATTTGTACTAATGGTGCAATTATTGGAGAGAATTTATTCAAATACAAAAGACGACATACGCAATTTTTTAATGTGCCTGATTATGCTCATTTGCTACCAGAGATTAGCAATGATTTTGAAACATTCATGCATTTGGTAAAGAAAAGTAAAAGCATCAAAATGACTGATAGTATGAAGTTAGAATTGATCAAGGGCGGGTTTCCAGAAAAGATTATCAAAGATCTTAGTTATGCTTATGAAAAGTATGCAATCAATCATAATGAAGTAATCAATGATTATAATACATTGTGGGCATATTATTCAGTCTTAACCAATTGGATTACAAATTCTGTTAATGATAAGAATATTGTTAGAGCTAATACCTTTAATAATACCCTTATGAAAGTAATGGAAATAGCGAGAAATTAATAAATTGGGAGGTCTAGAATGTTAACGTTAAAACAGTTAAAAAATATGCCAGCAAATACTGTATTTGCTACGGGGGTTGCTAATGATACTCCTGATGGATTATATGCTAATGGAACAGGACAAGAGTTAAGGTGGGTTGCTGTTAGAGGGGACATTTACGATTGGACAATTTATTATCATTTTTCCTATAATGATATAAATTGGATTAAACGAAATGGTGATAAACTCTTTGGTAAAGAACTCATAAAAAAATTAGTTGAATGTGATGATGAAGCATTCAGATTGTATAGATATTAAAATAAATGATTAGGAGTATTTGATGATACCATATTTGATAATAACTCAACTCGAACTTACTCAAAAACCATTATATTACTGGGAAAACAATAATAAAGATGGAGAATATGCAAAGATTAGAAAAGAATTAAAAGAAGCAACTAGCTATCAATTTGACAGTAGTCATTTAATATTAACGGATATTTATGGTAATCCATATTCAATAATAATATTTTTAAATAAAGATAAAACTGTATTTGAAATTAATATATGGAATTTTAATGGTAGTATAAGTATTCTAACTGTTAAAATAAATGTTACTGGAGACTATAAAGAATTCAAACTTAGTTTCGAAGATTATAACAAAATAATGAATAAAATAACAAAATTTTATACTGATGATATTGTACCTTGCAATGAATGCGGAAAAGATATTAATTGGAAAACGGCTGCGGGTAGATATTTTGCAGGATTATTCTGTGAGAAATGCTGGGAATCTAAATGGAAAGCAATAGAAGCCAAAGAGACATATAATTAAGGAAACCTATAGGAGTAAAAATGAAAAATAATACAACTTTAAAGAAACAAACAATGTGGATTTTTGCTGAATATAAAACTGAACGTGATTACCCGCTTAAACCATATAGCATAAAATTTTTTAGTGATCATACAGAGTTAAAAGAATTCAGTAATAAACAAGCCAAGCAATCAAAATCATTGTACCCCGGCTATATCTCGATGTATTGGGATGTAGAAATATTAACTACAGTAGAAGAAAAAGAAAGGGTGAAGGGCACATTCGAGCCAACAAACCCAAAAAAATATAGCCAAGCAAAAAAATATATGGTGGGGGGTGCAGTTTGGCATTGCTTTGATTTATCAAGCTCGCGGGGTAGGCGTGAATTAGCTTTATATAGAACTATCTGTAAAAATTGTGGAAGACCATATGGCGAGCATAGTGGTACGGATGGAAATAAATGCCCAGCTGGTGAATAAAATGTATACAATAGGCTATGATGAATTAGAGAATTTGCCGGATTTGAAAGAACTTATACTTTGTCCTCATTGTCACAAGCAACACAACGTAATACATTGCAAAGATAAAGATGGTATTACTTCTGATATATCAGTATATAAATGTAAAAAGAAAACATATCTTGTTGGTATAAAAGGTAAAGATATAAGTAAAACTTTTAAAAAATAAATAAATGAGGAAAAATGGAAGATAGTAAAATAGTTTCAATAACAGTAGAACTAAAAGATGATGATAATATGACTACTACTTTCTGAAATGATACTCCATATAGAATACCAGTTGAATACAAAATAGATAGTTTTGGTAAATTAAATGGCAAGATAGTAGCCGTTGATTACGGTTCATAGATAAAGTAAATAAAAAAACTAAAAAAATAATATTTTTTTCTCACTTATATATTTATTATTGTATAAATAAATTCTATACAATAACTATCAACAAAGGAGAATAAAAAATGGGATTTCTTGATCCGAGTACTCAGGTTATCGATGCGGTATGAGAATGCCCTTTTTATCAGTAATGGTGAAAATGCATTGGGCAAAAACGGTGAAGGCTGAAATGCTAATACCGTGCTAATTTATTCTGGAAAGATGAATAAACAGTGTAGAGAGCAGGAAGTGAGTTCTAACGATAATCTTCCCACGAGTGTCCGACAACCAGCATATTTAGAGTTGGTTGAAAATGTGCTCCGACCTATAGAGAAACAAATCTATAGAATTTGAGAATAAAGCGTCTCAAAGATAACATAAGTGACTCACGAAAAAAGGTAAATCTTTGCCTCGCGCCTAAGTAATTAGGCGATTGTAAATCGACCAAAAACGGTGAAGGCTGAAATGTTAATACCGTGTCAATTTATTCAGGGCTTTGATTGAATAAACGATGTAGAGCATAGGAAATGAGCCCCAAGCAATAATTTTCCCAAGAGTGGCCGAGACCCAAATATATATTGGGCCAAAATATATGCCGAACTTATAGGAATATAAACTATAAGAAACAGAAGATAAAAAGCTTTTGTGATAACAAATTTGAGAGAGCTGCTCAGTAAAGGTGAGCAATCATTTAAAATTACTAAATTTGCCCTATCTGACGAGGGGGTAGATTATAGAATGTATAATCCGGATCATCCGTCTGGTTCAGCATATTACGGTGAAGAAATTGCAAATATGCCTTTATTAGAAGCTATTACAGATGAAACACAAGTAATGAGATGAAAAATTATTACTTTACCTAAAGGTACTTCTAGAATGCCAACAATATCAGTTTCTCCGCGTTCATTGACATTGAATTATGGAGAAACTTCAACTATTACCCCTAATACAAAAACATACGTTGCTGGATTTAATAATGCAAAATACGGATATACTTGTATTCTTGCAAATGCTGATGTTGCAAGATTAGAAGTTGACAAGTTAGCATCTAGTCAAAATTCTTTAGGAACTGTTCCATCTTGAATGGATGATTCTAGTTTAAGAAAATCAGCAACTGCAGTTGGAATGACATTCTTAGTGACAGCTAAAGATGTAACTGCTTTAGCCGGTGCTGATAGAACTACTACTATAACAGTTATTGGTAATGAAACTGGTGGGCAATCTGAACTGACTTTGACTGTATATCCTATAACTGGTAGTTTGTCTAGGGTTAGTTAGTATAACGTAAAAAAAATATAAATTTGGAGAATAAGAAATGGCCATAAAATCATTAACTAGTGCAGTTCAGGGGGCAATTAACGAAGCCGGAACATTAACTGCTGGAAAGTTATTAACTATTTTAAATAGTACTTTGCCAAATGATAGGGAAGTGGCTGTAGTAGATAAAACAACAGCAAGGGGTAATACAACTTCACAATTAGCAAAAGTATACTCAGCATTAGATTATAGTAAAGATATAGTTATATCAGAACAAGTTGTAACTGAAGGGTTGTTCCCCGCAGGTGCTGGTACTATGTTATCGGGCTCATTTTTTAGTTCATCATTACAAAATGCTAGTTCTTCATTATATTATACTACTGTTATGGATGGTGATACAACAGCATCAAATGCAGTATTTGATATTGCATATACCTCATTGGACAGTTTGGTATCATCTTCTCAAACTCTATATCGACAATTAGCAAATGTATTGTTAACAGCAAATGATGATTATTTTACATTTAATACTGGTATAGATGTTCGTAGTTTGATTGTAGTAAGTCTGAAACGAGCTAGATACAATGAAAGATTAGATCAAGGCAATTGGATGCTTAGAATGTTCAGCGCATCATCAACAATGTCATTTACAGATGATTCAACAAATACAGTGGCGGCTAAAACATCTGTTGGAGATAGACTGTACATAGTAAGTGGATCAATTGGAACAGTAGTTGGAACAAATAAGTGGGGATTTTGTTACCCTGATTTAGGACTGTTAGTATTTGACGGGGATCAATTTGCTACAAGTTGTAGTTACTCTGCATCATTAGATTTTATGCGTAACATGGAATACTTTCAAGCTAGAAATGAAACTAGATTAAAAGACATAAATTACTTTGTAAGAGTATATAACAAAGATTATAATTATTCAAATAACCCTACTTTTTATACTGGTAGTACAGGTAAATATATGTTTAGTGAATTTATAAAGGATCCACATATATTTATAACAACTGTTGGTTTATATAATGATGCCAATGAATTGTTAGCGGTTGCAAGATTAAGCAAACCAGTTGAAAAGACTTTTGAAAAAGAAGCGATTTTCAGATGCAGATTATCGTTTGGAATTGCCCCAATATTTCTAATTCCAATATACTATAGTATAATGAATTCTATTTTATTCCACTCGAATTTTATTACTAGTATCATAAATTGAATTAAATCTATATTTTAAATGTTTATTTGCAAAATTTGTGAAATTGAATTTAAAAGATTTAATTCCAACCATGTAAAATTTAAGCATAATTTATCTACTGACGAATATATTAAATTATATCCAGAAAATTTTTTTCAACCGTGTTTATTTTGCGGGAAACAAATTCATAAATCAAAAAGATTTTGTAGTAGAGCATGTGTAACTAGATGGAACGTTATGCAACAACTAAAAAATGGTACACACGTTTCTATAAAATACGATTTTAGTGGTAAAAATAACCCAATGTATGGTAAGTTTCATACTGAAGAAACCAAAAAAATAATATCAATTAAATGCGGTCGTCCGTCTAAATATAAAGGATTAACATTAGAAGAAAAATATGGGGAGCGGTGACCTGAAATAAGAAAAAAAATGTCGATTAGTCATAAAGGCAAACCTGGTTATAAGGGAGATTTAAATCCTGCAAAAAGGCAGGATGTAAGAGAAAAAATGAGTTTAGCTAGGCGCGGTGTTAAACATCCATGATTCGCAGGAAGTCTCAATCCAGCTTGCAGGCAAGAAGTTAGAGAAAAAATTAGTTCTTCTAAACTGGGAAGTAAGGTGTCAGATGAAACTAAGAAAAAAATAAGCAATACTATTCGAATGCAGTATATTAATGGTACTAGAAATTTAGGTTGAAGTAAAACTAAAACAGAACAACGATTTGAACAATTACTAATTAATAATAGTATTAAATATATCTATCAATGATTTATCCCGTGTGTAATTAATAATAAAAGTACAGTTAAATTTTTTGACTTCAAAGTTGAAGATAAAAACATATTGTTTGAAATAGATGGTGATTACTGGCATTGCAATACTAGTATTGGGATATGACCAAAAAAAGAATATCAGATAAAAAATATTGAAAATGATAGATTCAAAGAAAATTTATCAAAATCTAATGGATATAAGTTATATAGATTTTGACAATATGATATATGAAATAAAGAAAATGAAGTAGAACGAAAATTATTAGATATACTAGAAATTGAGAAGTAGTAACAAATGTTCAAAAATATAAACAAAGGCGATTCTTCAGTCAAAAGAATTGAAGTATTCGCCGACAATTCTTTATTGGGAAATTCAACTGGAGTTTCAAATAAAACAGGATTATCTGGTTCATTAAATTACATATCAGCATCAAATTGACTTTGGGCGTATTCAACTTTTTATAATACAGAGACAATATTAAATAGTTATAAATCTCATTTTTATCAAACAAAAAATCTAAATACTACATGTAGCATAATATCAGTATCACCTGCTAATTTTGGCCATAAAATAAAACCTGGCACATTTTATCTAGAAACAGCTGGAGTTGTATTGAGAGATGATGCATCTGGTAATTTATATGATACTGATTCTGGTTCTAGTTATGTAAAAGGCAATGTATTTTACGGCCATGGTATATCAGTACTAACAGATGAATCACCGCAATATCAAAATTTTAGTGATGCCTCTGTTATTAAATTCAAAGGTTCTCAATATATATATGAGCATACTTATATTTGCAGAGTTTCAGCTGGGGAAATGAATTCAACAACGAACCCGTCATATGTATATGGTAAAGATTCTTCTAGTACTCACCCTGGTAATGAGGTTAGAAATGTAAATTGCCCGGCATTTATTACTACAATTGGATTGTATGATAATGAAAATAGGTTAATGGCAGTCGGGAAATTTGCTAAACCAATATATAAAACTGCAGTAATGGATATGTCATTAATTGTTAAATTTGATTTATAAAATAGTGAGGAAGTATTGCTATCATTAGGACTTGATATTTCAACAAGTAGAACTGGTTATTCAATAATTGAAAATAAAAAAATACTAGACTTCGGCTATATAGATTCGTCAAAAGAAGAAGATATATATTCTAAAGCAAAATTCGTTATAGATAAATTAAATCAATTAATTTCTAACTGATCTATAGATAAAATAAATATCGAAGATAATTTACAAGCATTTTCTATAGGCAGAACATCTGCAAATATAATCATCAAATTGGCTAAGATAAATGCTATAGTTTCATTTCATTTGTATTCAAATGGTTATGAAGTAATTCATATAAATCCTTCAGCAGCAAGAAAAAAAGTCTTTGGTATTATCAAAAAAGATTTTAAATTACAGTTCAAAGATAACAAACGATGAATTGTTTATTTATTATTAAAAATGTATGGTAAAGACTTATATCAAAAGTTGCCAAAAAATCGAAAAGGATTTTTATCAAAAAATAGTTATGATATATGTGATTCAATAGTTGTTGGATTGTATTAACTTCTACGCAACAAAGGAGTAACAAAATGGAAAAATTAAAATTACCGTTGGAATCAAGTAATATACTAGTACAATGGGCTAATTCAATAAGAGCATTTTATGGTCATCCAGTGTATTTAGTCGGAAGCCATCTTAAAAATGTTAGTAATCCTAGAGATGTTGATATAATTTGTATTATACCAAATGAAGAATTTGATTTAAGATATGGTAGCACAGCTAAGTGATTTTATGAGGGTGAATCTGGAATTTATACTGATATTAGTTGGAATTGATCTGATGACTGTATTAAAAAAACATTACTGGGATGTAAGAAAACTGGAATGTGTATTGATTTTAAAGTATACCCAGAAATATTTGCTAAATTATTTGATGCTGTAAATTATCCAAAGATTAAAATAGATACTAGAAAAGATAACGGTTAATGGTATGTAAATAATATATATTTCTCTTGTTTTCTATTTAATTTTATATTAAATTATAGTGTTATTTAAAATTAAAGAACAAAAACAAAGGGGCTAAAAATGAAAGTATCAATTAAACACAAGCAGACTTTAACCGCTGATTTGCCGAATGGGACTGAAGTTGTATCAAATACACACGGTTGGGTAACTTGGTTGCATAAAGGTAAATACATTATACATATATGTACATGTCGTGTAAAAGACTTTGAATGCCAAAATAATACATTTGAAATAAGACTGTTCCCATCAGAAGCAATTGCTATAGCAAAAAGTTTGCTCAATTTTAAGTAACTAATATTTTACAATGATACTAAATAAAGAACTTTTGAAAGAAAAAATATCAGTTCTTAATACTATAATAGTGTGGGAGTGGATTTCAAAAAAACCGGACGGAACAGAAAAGGATGATTATTTCAGTAATATTAATCTACAAAAAGTACCACCATTTCTTTGTTATTTGTGCGAATATAAAATTAATATAACTAAAAATACGTGTCCGGTATTCGGAATTTGTTCATTAGAACATAATTGTATTGTAGTTCCATCTGTATATAAAAATTGGATTATAAATAAAACTAATAAAACTGCTAATATTGTTTATATAGAATTAAAAAAATTCTACGAACAAAAATATAATGAACACTTACCAAAAAATATTAACTGGTTAGTAAAAAAATATCATAGGATGGTAAGATAAAAATGAAAATAGTAGGAATCGGCGATATACACGGAATGGATATTTGGAAAAAAATTGTTAAGAAAGAATCTAAAGCTGATAAATTTATATTTTTAGGTGATTATTTTGATACTTATCTAGATATATGGCCAATCGATCAATTAAAAAACTTTGAAGAAATAGTTAAGTTTAAAACCGAAAATAATAATAAAGCGGAATTGCTGTTTGGTAATCATGATTTTCATTATTTACCGTGGATTAATGAACACTATAGTGGGTTTCAATCTGAAATGGCATTTAGTTTTTCTGAAAAATTAGTACCTGTATTTAACGAGGGATTACTGAAAATATGCTTTAAATATGATGATTATCTATTCAGTCATGCAGGATTTACAAAAACATGGTGTAATTATGCTATAAGAAAAGATAGCATTGATGATAGTAATGATATAGAAGCAATCAATAAATTATTAATAGAACAGCCTGCAGTTTTTAAATTTAGATATGGCGTTCGTGGAGATTGGTATGGGGATGATATAACACAAGGGCCATTATGGGTTAGACCGAGAAGTTTAGGTGGGAATTCAATTGACGGATACCATCAAGTAATTGGGCATACTATACAAGAACATATTCGATTAGGATTTTCAAAACATGTTTTTATTGATGCACTTTTAGCCGGGGAATACTTAGTTATAGAAGATATCGATAATACAAGTGTTATTAAAATTGGAATATTAAAAGATAAAGAAGGGAATGTATAAATGAAAAAAATTATCATACTGTAAGTTTAAAAATAATTCTTGTTTTCTATTCATTTTTATATTAAATTATAATGTTATTTGAGTTATTTAAGATATAATGAAAGGAACAACAAAATGCCATTAAAAAAATTCCCAATATTCTGGGACGATTTAACAGTAGACACACAAAGACGAATGTGTGAAGCACTCAATACTGATGAGGACTACGAGTCTGATAACAGTCAATTAGACCCGTTATTTATTATAGAAAGAGAAACAAATGACTAGGCAATTAGCAACGACACAAAAAGTAATTTCTTTAGAACCAATTCCAGGTGCTGATAAAATAGAAGTAGCAACTATTTTAGGTTGGCATCTAGTGGTATTAAAAAATGAATTCAAAGTTGGTGAATTATGTGTATATTGTGAAGTCGATTCACTTTTACCTATAAAACCAGAATTTGAATTTTTAAGAAAATCTTGTTATTTGCCATCATGGAATGGATTTAGAATTCGTACGATACGACTGAGGGGGCAAGTATCGCAAGGCATTGCATTTCCATTAAGTATTTTGCCAAACAAAAAATGGAAAGAAAATGATGATGTTACTGATGTTCTTGGTATCATAAAATATGATCCTCAGGCTCGAGAAGAAGAGAAGTTATTAAATAGACGAAAACACAATGCCTTTCATAAATTTCTGATGTCATTTAGATTTATTAGATATATCTACAAGAAATTTGGTGGAAAAAAAACATCATCTTGGCCCGGATTTATTAGCAAAACTGATGAGGAATGTGTACAAAAACTTGGTGAATTGATGCCAAAATTAGTTGGGAAAAAATTGTATTATTCGGAAAAACTAGATGGGCAATCCGGTACGTATGCTTATTATAAGAGAAAATTTTATGTTTGTTCAAGAAATATATGGCTAAGTATTAAAAATGATAGTAATTATTGGAAAATATCCGATAAATATAATATATTAAGTATTCTTAAAAATGAATATAAACAGAATACTTTGAACTTAGGAATACAAGGAGAAATTGTAGGACCGGGAATACAAGGAAATAAATATGAATTACCAGAAATTGATTTATTCGTATTTAATATATATGATATAAACCAACAAACTTATTTTAATGAATTAGAAATAGAATTGTTTTGTAAGAAATACGGACTAAAAATGGTTCCAGTACTTGGATTTTTTATGCTTGATAATATCCCAATTACTGATTATTTCGTTGAATTATCCAGAGGTAAATCTATTTTAGATTTGGCTATTCTGAGAGAAGGAATTGTAATTAGGACTACTGCAGATAAATCAATATCATTTAAAGCAATTAATCCTGATTTCTTAGAAAAATATAAAGAATAAAGGAGAATTAAAATGAGAGATAAAACAAGAAACGAAATTGAGGAAATGATTGAAAGTTATATAGAAGATCATATCAACGCAAAACACCGTCAAAATCCAATTGGATGTGTGTATATGGGGGTAATCCGAAAGCTATTTTGGTCCGATTCTTATTGTCACCCGCAAGATGAACGAGTAACCACAAAGCAATGGGTTGATTTTTATAAAAAAGATGATGAGGCCAATGGATATATTAAAATCAATGGGGTGTGGTTCAGAAAAGAAGATGTTATTATATATGAAACCTATTATGAAACCCAATATCAAGAAAAACGTAAAAAAATCGAAAAAAGATTATCTATGCCAAGCAAAGATTAAAGAAATAATGAAACATCAATAAAGAATAAAAGGAGAAATGATGAACGCAGATTTAATTATTTATTGTATTTGTATTATTTTAGCAGGATGGGTCTTTTGGGGACTGGGATATAATGCGGGTAAAAATTCCCAGCCGATAATTGCAACAGCTGAAAAACAAGAATGTGTTCATTCAGCTGTTTCTGCTTTAACACCCGAAATATTTAGTGGATATAAAGATGGTGATTATATTGTTTGTTATCCCGATATGGGAAATGGACATAGAATGACATTAAACGAAGAAATCATCAAAACGATTACAGAAAAACTAATGGTAGACGCAGAATGCTTGATTAATGCGGATGGTGTTGATGAAGAAGATAGAATTTTAGGCAGAATAGAAGCAGAAACCAATATAATTAGGTTTTTAAAACGAAATCTTGGAAATGAGCCGGTATAACGTCGTCGGTTATACCCCATCAATACACAATTTATTTCTTGTTTATATACAATGTATTCATTAAATTATATAGTTATTTAAAATTAAAGAACAAAAACAAAGGAGTTAAAAATGGTTACTCTTCGATTTAAGTCATTTGTTACCAATCCAGAAAATGGTCAAGGTACGGGCTTAACAGACAAACCTAAAACAAAAGGTCTACGAACAACATTAGTTAGTGTTGAGGTTGAAACTGCCAATGGTGTTATAGTTTTATGCGGGGCATCAAAGCAATCAGCAAAAGATCATGATAAACGAGCACTTGGTCAAAAGTATGCTTTATCAAATGCGTTGAAGCACGACACAGACCTGACATACGATGAACGTAAATTGGTTTGGATTGCTTTCTTCAAATTTTCCAGAAAAACAGCAGCATTATGTAAAAAATAAATGAAAGCGCCTCAATGGTCTAATCAGGTAGGGCGGAGGATTGCAAATCCTTAGATATAGGTTCAAATCCTTTTTGGGGCTCATTTAAAAGTTACAAGGAAAGGTGTAGGATGTCTTTCAGAAGAAAGAAAGAAGACGAGTTTAGAAAAAAGAAAAAATTTAAAAAACTCAAATTAAAATTCAAAAACGAAGAAGAAGAACAAAAATACAAAAATTGGAAATATGAAAAATTTCCAAAGATTAATACAAATGATGAGGAATAAATGCCAATTCAGTCTACTGGTATATTTCTAATTAATAAAAATGATAAAATATTACTAGTGCATCCCTCTGGTTGGTATAATAAAAGTGCTCCGTATTATATGCCGAAAGAAACAATAGAACCCGGTGATACTATTCTATCATCTTGTCAAAGAGTTATAACAGAAGAATTGGGACTAAATTTAAATTCTGTTTTAATCCAATCTAATTTTACTAGTGTGCAACAGCCAAATAAACTGGTTTATTGTTTTTATGGGATATATTATGGAAATAAAAATAGTATCAAATTGGATTGGGAAAATGATAAATATGTATGGGTAGACTTTGAAACCGCAAAGAAAATCATTCGAGTCGAATACATTAAAGCAATTGAACAATTACAATATTTGTTATTAAAATAAGGAACCAATTATGTTAGTATGCACAATATACAAGCATGAAGCATCTGAAGTTAAAGAGTGGATCGAAAAAGAATATAAGTTTGATCGAATTAAAGAGTTATTTATTAAAAAATATAAACGAAATCTACCATTTGAAACTGAGTATGAATTAATAGAAGTGGTAGAAAGGAAATTAAAAATAAAATTGCAATTACCAGAAGAATCACCAACCCAAAAACAAGATTGGGAATTTCTATGGCATAGATTTGGGTTAAATAAACGATGCATAAAATGTAGTAAAAAATGTAAGCAACACGCAGGATGCGTTGTAGAATATTGCCCATTATTTGTTAAAAAGATTTAATGATAAAAAATCCAGAACGATTAAAAGAAATATTAATACAAAAACTAGGTCAGTGTAAAACTTTAAATAGCGGTGAAATTGAATTTTTCTGCCCATTTTGCTTTCACAAAAAGAAAAAGTTAAAAGTTAATACTATGACTGGTCACTGACATTGTTTTGTTTGTGGAGTTGGGTCTTTAGGAATATTAGATTTATTTAAAAAGACCAAATCTAGTAATAGTATAATCAAAGAAGTATTTGATTTAATTGATAATAATAAAGTATACATTAAATCAAATATAATAGAAAATAACAATAATAACATAGTATTACCAAATGAATTTATCCCACTGCATAAATTACGGCTTAGTATTGAATATAAAAATGCAATTCAATATTTAAATAAAAGGCATATAACCCAGGAAAAAATTAATAGATATAATATAGGATATTGTGAAACTGGAAAATACGCATATAGAATAATATTGCCCAGTTACAATGCTAATGGAGTATTAAATTATTTTACTGCTAGAGCATATTATGATAATATGTTTGAAAAATATAAAAATCCAGGATATTCAAAAGATACATTTATATTTGAATTGTATATATCATGATTATTTCCGATTATACTAGTTGAAGGAATGATAGATGCAATTGTAATTGATAGGAATGCTATTCCTATGTTAGGGAAATCAGTTAATAATACGTTAATGTTATCATTAATAAAACATAATGTAAAAGAAGTATATCTAGCATTGGATGCCGATGCTACTAAGGATATATATAAGATAGCCAAAAAATTAATATCTAATAGCGTCAATGTTAGAGCGGTTATATTACCAAAAAATCAAGACCCAGCAACAATTGGTCAATCTGAATTTTTTAACTGCATGAATAATAGTATTCTTTTAGATAAGTGTAATCTATTAAAGTTTAAAATGAAATCATAGGAGAATAGGTATTGGGAATTATACGATTGAGTGATACTGCAGTAATTAATAGAATAGTGCATTCTGCAGACATACATATTAGGAATGTAGAGCGACACAATGAATATAAAAAAATTATAAAAAAATGATTAAAATCTTTATCTATACAAAATGTAGATTTGATATGTATTGTTGGAGATACACTTCATTCTAAAACAGTGCTTTCTCCAGAATCAATAAACATTGTATATGAGTTATTAACTAAATTATCTAAAATATCCCCAGTTATAATTTCATTAGGCAATCACGATGTAAATTTAACAAACCCAAATAGAATGGATGCTTTATCCCCGATTATAAAAATGGCAAATATTCAAAATGTGCATTTGCTAAATACTTCAAATATATATCGTTACGGCAATATAGATTTTTATAATGTTTCAATTAGAAAAAAAGATTTAAATATTGTTGAAAATGTATATGATAATAATCAAACTAACATTGCATTATATCACGGAGTAATAAAAAGTTCTAGAAATGATTTTGGGTATGTTTTTGAAAGTGAAATTTCTAGCGAAATATTTGAAAAATTTGATATCGCAATGTTAGGGGATATCCATCGTCGGCAGGAAATAAATAGCAAAAAAATACAATATTGCGGTTCATTAATTCAACAAAATTATGGAGAAGATACAGAAAAAGGATATGTTATTTGGGATATATCTGATAAAAATGATATAAAAAGCGAATTTGTTAAAATAACCAATGACAATGCCTTTTATACAATAACTACAAACAAAGGCAAATTACCTGATTTAAATATTACTGAAAAAAATCCTAGAATCAGACTATTTTTAGATAGAGATGCATTAAATAATGCAAATGAAATTATTCATCAAATAAAACAAACTTTAAACCCGTTAGAACTTACATCTCATGTTAAAGATGAAACAGAAAAAAGTAATATTACTAGAAAATATGAAGTACAAAGTTTTTATGATACAGGAGTTCAAAATGGATTGATAGAAAGATTTTTGAAAGATAAGTATTCAACTATTAGTAATGAAGAATTAAATAATATATTCAATTTAAATTTTGAAATGGAAAATATATTAAGAGATGGTGGGTACTATGTTATGCCAAATTATGGTAGTAATTGAAGTGTAGAAAAATTAGAATTTGATAATATGCTTATTTATGGTGAAGGAAATAGTGTAAACTTTAATAATCTACCCGGTATAACTGGAATATTTGGTGCTAATAATACTGGTAAGAGTGCATTTTTTGATATACTGATGTTTGCTTTGTTTGGTCAAACAACTAAAAATTTAGTGTTAGAAAAAATCGTTAATGACAAAAAGAACAATGCAACTGCAATGACTCTTATATACTTAGATATAATTGGCTGTAAATATGCTATAGAAAGAATAATAGGTACAAAGTATTTTAAAAAATACGGCAGAAGATCGGTTATAACTAGCACGTTAAATTTTTATGTTGTTGATAATAATGGTGAAAAAATATTGCAAAATGATGATGACAAAAATAAAACGGAAAGAAAAATAAGAACAATGATAGGCACCCCAGAAGATTTTATATCAACTACTATGTTAGTGCAAAATGATGGAACTCCATTTATTAGTAATAGAGATACAAAAAGAAAATCTTCATTAAGCAGATTATTAGGATTAGAACCACTAGAGCAAAAATATGATAGAGCAAATACTATGGCAAGAAAAATTAGTATTATTTTAGAAGATTTGTTATCTAAAGATTATAAATCGGAATTGGCTCAGTTATTGATAAAAATTAATAGTGCTAATAATATTAAAGAAAATCTTTCAATTGATTTAAGTAATCTAAATAAAAAACTAGAAGATATTGAAAATGAAATAGAAGAATATAGAAATAGCTTAAATAATATAAAATTGTTTGATTTAAATTTAGATAAAATCAATATCGAATTAAATAATCATACTACTTCATTGGGATTGAAAGAAACAGAATTAAAAGAGGCTAATAGTATATTTACTAGTTTAAAGGAACAATATATAAATTTGGATACTGAATTATCTAAATATGATTATATCGAACTGGAAAAAAATAATACTGAATATGTACAATTAAATAAGCAACTAACAGAAATTAAAAACGATATTGAAAAATTAACTATTACAGTTAAACAAAAATTACAGCAATTAAATATACTAAAGAATGAACCATGGCATGAATATGAAGAGGTTTGCAGAACTTGCTCATTTTTAAAAGATGCATTCAAAAGTAAAGACGAATTATATATTCACTCTAAAGAATCTGATGAGTTACTAGCATCAAGAAATAATATAGAAAATAGTATGGCAAAATTGCTTCCAGAAGTTACTAAATTCAAAACATACAATAACACTTTCACTGATAAAAACAGTATTTTTGAGAAAATGAAAATTACCAAATTGAAAATATCTGAGATAAGCAATGAAGCTGAATTGATAAAAACAAGAATAAATATATGTAATAATAATATCAATGAATATAACAATAATAAAGAATCTATTGATAAAAATACAGAAATACAAAAAAATATAGAATCTATTAAGAAAATAAAAGAATCATATAAAAGTAATATAGCAGAAGTATCAAATAGTTTAATTAATATATTAGGAGATATAAAATTATTGGATAACAGAAAAGAACAGGTTGTATCTGAAATAGAAAAAATACAGGAATTAGAAACTAAGCATAATACTTACAGATACTATTTAGAGGCTATTCATAGAGACAATATTCCCTATCAAATTATATCTCAAATGTTGCCGCATATAAATCACGAAATAACTCATATACTAGAAACAACTGTAGATTTTAGTATTGATATTAGATCCGGAGAAGATAAAATAGAAATAATTATTGTTAGACCAAATGGAGAGGAAAGACCCATAGAGGCCGAAGGCGGAATGGTAAATGTTATTTCTGGTATAGCAATTAGAGCAGCATTGAATTTTGTTTCTGTATTACCGAAACCAGACTTCTTTGCTATAGATGAAGGATTTTCGGCCTTTGATGAAAACATATTATCTTCTGTATACAATTTAATAGACTTTTTAAAGAGCAAATTTAAGAATGTATTTATGATAACTCATATCAATAGTTTAAAAGATGGGGTTGATAATATTATAGAAATAAAGCCAGAACGAGGTGGCTCTATAGTTAATGTTTGTTAAAAAATATTATTGTTTTATAAAGAATTATCTTGTTTTTCAATCATTTTAATATTAAATTATAGGGTTAATTAAAATAAAGAAGGAAAAAGAAAATGAAAATCCTAAAAATTAAGAAAACTTTTGAAACAGCAGAAGAAGTTTATGCTAGTTCCGAATTTCATAAGATTTGGGAGGGTTTTAATGAAAACAAACCATTCATTCGATATAAAAACGAGTTTACATTTTATAAAGCTTTTGTAACAGCCGGGCAATATGAGGATGATATTTGGATGTGGTATAAGTGCCTAGATGGTATGGTTTTTCTGCGAAAAATTTCGGTCTGTTCCTGTTTGGATAACGCAGATTTTCGCTTAGTTTTAATCAATGAAGAAAAAAATGAAATCGTATTGACAGATATGTTCTTCAAAAAATCCGTAAATCTCTCGAAAAACTTGCCAAAACTTAGAACAACTTTTTGCTAAACCGAATGAACAACAAAGAACAATCAATCAAAATAATCAAAACTATACAATCTAAAGGATTCGAAGCAGTTTGGGCCGGCGGGTGTGTACGAGATACTATTCTAAATCTCGAACCAAATGATTATGATATTGCTACAAATGCTACTCCTAATGATATTGAAAGAATTTTTGATAATTCAAAATTCGACTACAAATTCATTATCAATAAACACTGTAATGGAAATAGATTTGGAGTATCATTAATTAAAGGCATAGAAGTAGCAACATTCAGAACAGACGGGAAGTATGAGGACGGCCGCAGACCAGAAGGAGTAGAGTTTTGCGATATGGAACATGATGCAGCCAGGCGGGATTTTACATGCAATGCGTTATACATGGATCCAGTAGAAAATACCATTTATGATTTTGTCAATGGCATCAATGATATCAATAACAAAAAATTAAAATTCGTTGGTAAAGCAATTGATAGAATCAATGAAGATTATTTAAGGATGCTAAGATTTGTTAGATTCTTAGCAAAATTTGATTTTGATTATGACTACGATGATATTGATACCATACAAAACAATGCTGAAAATATTAAAAAATTATCTGGTGAAGTAATATTAATGGAATTGGTCAAAATGGCCGTTTTATTTCCTGATAAATTTGCTAAATGCATTGTGTTAATGAAGATGACAAATTTGTTACAATATATTTTTCCTAGTGTTGATAGGCTTGATACTATTGAACAAGATCCAATCAATCATCCAGAGGGAGTGGTTTGGGAGCATACTATTCTAACAGTTTCTAAACTACAAAAAGATATTAAATTAGAAACTAAATTTGCTGCTTTATTTCATGATACTGGAAAATATCAAACCAAAGGGTTCAATAAAGAAAAGAACAAAATTACATTTTATGGCCACGAAGATTTTAGTGTAGAAAATACCAAAGAAGAATTACTGAATTTAAAAGCATCGAATGATTTTATTGACTCGATTGTATCATTAATATCAAATCATATGAGATTTAGATTGGTCAAAGAAATGAAAAAATCTAAATTGATTAAATTTTTTGCATTAGATAATTTCAATGAACTAATGAAATTACATAAAGCAGATTGTTTAGGTAGTGATAATGATTTAGAATACTATAATTTCTGTACAGAAAAAATCAATGAATTAAAAGATGAAAATTCTAATAGTGTTACTTTACCCAAAAGATTAATTAATGGGGATGATTTAATTTCAATTGGTTATATCCCCGGAAAAATATTCAAAGATATTCTGGATACTGTATTTGATTTGCAATTGGAAGGCAGTATTAATACAAAAGAAGATGCAATACAATTCATACTTGATAAATATCATCTATAAGAATAGTAATTCTAGATTGAATTATATTTATAATTGAGATGATAAAACTATCTAAAATACTAAAAGAATTTAACAATGTATCTGGTACACCAGTATTTGAGTTTAATACCCAAATCTACATTCCATTACAAGTAACAAAGATTCCAAGTGTAATTAATAAACCAAATGTAGTCAAAACAGTATTCATCGAATTGAATTATTCGTACATATATAACTATGTAAGAAAAGTATTGACAAATATAATCCAAAAGAATTTAAAATCTAGTAATATAAAATTTAATCCATCTAAAAATATTAGTCCGTGATTATTTCCTTATGCTATAATTAAAAGTGGCGATTGACGGAGTTCTCAATATTTTAATACTGAAGATGTCGAATTACTTAAAATGATATTCCCAGATAAGTTTCAATGTATATTATCTGGAAAGGTGTATAAGTATGAAAATGGATATAAAATAGTATATAATTGAAATGATAAATCTAAATTTGAACAAAGTCTAAACCAGTTTATAAAGAATAAGTCAGATAGTAAAGTAACAGTCTGAGGTACTTGGAAGGTGAATTTTCCGGAATATTTTACAATTTAATTCTTGTTTTCTATTCATTTTTATATTAAATTATAGAGTTATTAAAAATTAAAGGGGGTTATATGGAAAAGGTTTTTTCAATCTATGGCGTAAAACTTAATAACCAAGATCTGCAGAAATCTGCTGATGCGATCAATGCTATAGAATCACAAAAGAAATTGTATGAAGACGATGCTTATTTCTATTTAATCCAAATGGTTTATGATTTAAGACATAATCAAAAAACATTGTTTCATCCAGTATATCACAATAGAAATTTATCAACAGATATTGAAATTTACCAAGAGGACGACGATTTATATATTGGAGTAGATTTTTCAAAAGTAAAATCTAGAAGTAATATTTATTCTAAAAAATATATTAATCAATATCTGGAAATAATAAAAGGTACATTAACTATAATTTTAAATAATTTGTGTTTATTATCAAAATTAAATTGTGATTTTTATACGGGATTATATACGGATAACACAGAAGATTTAATTGAATGTTTAAAGGAGAATAAAGGAAATGATAACAGTTGGTGGAAAGTATACGAACGCCAAGATAATGATTGATGATATAGAACCTCAATGTTATTCTCAAATATTATCATTTGTTAATCACCCGGCATTTACAAATAATATTGCAATAATGCCAGACACTCATGCTGGCAAAGGCAGTGTAATAGGATTTACTATGCCATTAAATCCATATAGAATTATACCTAATGTCGTAGGTGTAGATATTTCATGCGGAATTGTAGGCATGTGCTTCGGATTTGATGCCAATTTTAATCTAGATGACTCTGGTAAATATGCATTTGACACTAAGATTAGAGAATTAATTCCATTTGGCCAGACTGTTCATACTAAATCAGTTATTCATTTTAAAAATGATTTCCCTTGGAAAGAACTAAATCAAAATGCTATTGAATTTATCAAGAACTTTTATAATAAATTTAAAATTAGAATAGAACCGCCAAATTATGATTATGACTGGTTTGAAAACAAATGTAAACAAATCGGAGTAAAAGTAAAATATGCTATCGATAGCATAGGAACATTAGGCGGCGGGAATCATTTTATTGAAATTGGTAAATCTGAAAAGACTGGTTACTGGATAACTATTCATAGTGGTTCTAGAAATTTTGGTGCTAGAATATGTCAATATTGGCAAGGAATTGCTGAGAAGAAAATTAAAAATATAAAAATAAATGAATTACAAAAAGAAATACTCGATATAAAAAGTAAGTATTCTGGTATAGATATTAATATAGAAATAAACAAAGCCAAAGAAAGGCTTGGATTAAATGATAAAGTATCTGGTGATCTATTATTTCTAGAAAACGAAGATGCTATCAGTTATTTAGTTGATATGTTATTTACTCAAATGTATGCGGAAGTAAATAGAAATTATATGTCATATATACTTTGCAATATCATAAATTCTAGACCAGTAAAAACAATAAAAACTAATCATAATTTTATAGACTTTGAAGACTTTATTATCAGAAAAGGTGCTATAAAATCATATATTAATGAGGAAATGATAATTCCATTTAATATGGAAGATGGCATATTAATATGCACTGGTAAATCTAACCCAGAATGGAATTATTCTGCTCCTCATGGTGCTGGTAGACTATTTTCTAGAAGTGAAGCAAAAAAGAAATTATCATTAGAAGACGCTAAAACTTCAATGGAGAATAGTGGTATTTTTACTACTGGTATTCCATTAGATGAAGTCAAAGGTGCTTATAAAGATTCAGATGTTATCAAACAAGCAATTGAACCAACTGCTGTTATAATCGACAAAATCAACCCAATTCATAATCTAAAGGCTCTATAATATAAATTTTTTCTTCTGTTTTATAATATTTATTAATGATACAATTATATAACAGGAGAAAATTATGGGGCATTATGTTAGCATACATTCTGGTAGTTCTATAGATGAGGCTACCACAAGAATATACAATGTATCTCCGGGCATTGCTACTGCTAGTAAAGCTATAGTATTAGACGAGAATAAAGATGTTTCTGGCATTAGAAATATTACTTGTGCCGGTGGTATACTTTTATCTGGTAGTATTTCTGCATCTAATAGATTAGCAAATTGAAATAATAATGGTGTATTATCATATACAGATTTATATAACTGAATTACTGGTAGTAATAATCAAATTACTATAACAGATAATGGTACTGGCAATGTTACTTTAACTGTACCATTTAGTGCGTCTATTGCAAGTAGATCTGCTGATTTAGAAGTAAAATCAGTAAAACAACAAGTTGTTATAGTCGCCAAAGCGGGCGGCGAATACACTTTGATCCAATCCGCGATCAACTCAATCACCGACGCGGCCAGCGATAAAATCTATACCGTACTGGTCTATCCGGGCGAGTATGACGAAGTGATTACACTGAAAAACTATGTAAACATCGTAGCAGTTGACCCGAAGGCGACGAAGATACTCCGGCAAGTAACGGATAACGGTGCTGAGTGTCATTGCTACCTGAATATCACCATTGAATCGGCAAGCTGGTATGGGCTGTATACTCGAAGTGCCTCTACGGTGGTAGAGTTGGATGGTAATGTTTTCAGCTCTGGTGGTGAGGGGGCTGTTTGTGAAGAAGGGACTCAAACCATCAATGGGAATGTTTCAAGTTCTGCAAGTTGGGGGGCTTATTGTAAAAACGGTACTCAAACTATCAACGGTAATGTTTCCAGCTCTGGTAATGATGGAGCATATTGCGACAGAGGGACTCAAACTATCAACGGTAATGTTTCCAGTACTGCTCATTGTGGTGCTTATTGTAGACGCGGTACTCAAACCATCAATGGGAATGCTTCAAGTTCTGCAAATACCTTTTGGGGTGCTTATTGTAGCGACGGTACTCAAACTATCAACGGTAATATAACTTCTACTTACAACAATGCAAATGGTCACGGTGTATGTATAGATGGTGGCACCTTCATACAGCGCAATGGCTCTATCTACGTCACTCATGCCGACGCTAAGGCTATTTATGCCCCTGCTGCCCAAAATGTCTACCTGATGAATGTCTGGAGCAATCGGGAATTACATGCCAATATTACTAATCTTATTACTGGTGGATTCACTTATGATGCAGATGTGCCAGATGAGTCTTTGTAACTCCGGCTGAAACGCCCGGTGCCAATTTTTCAGCCGCTCCATCTGAGGGCACAGGTTCTTTGACAACTGATTTACTTGCTGATGAAACCGCAGCAGATTTATATGAATGGGACTTTGGGGATGGTGAAACCGATTCAACTTCCGGGTATTCTGTTTCTCATGCCTATACAGAGGTTGGTGATTATCCAATATCATTAACAGTAACAAAATCGGGACAATCTAATGAATCTGTCAGAACTGTTCATGTCTATCCTGTTTTAGATTATTCCAAAGTAGTTTGTTCTGGAGTAGACCAAAGTCATGAAGAAGGTATGCAAGCTATTATTGAAACAATCTATCCGTCTGCTACTGTTACAATACGGATTGAATCTTTTTTAAACAGTATTATTTGGGCGAAGCAAAACGGATATGGGATAATATGCAGAGCAACTACTGGATTATCCGATTACAGAATAGCACAGTTTGCTTCTTATGCAGAAGGTTTTGATATTATACCTGTTCATGCTCATGGTTCTAATAGTAATATAGAACTAACAGACCCATCTTATATTGATGGAATCTGGTCAGTAAGAAATAGTACAGGTAGTTGGGGTGCTGGTGTTGAGTTTACTATTCCTACTGTTGTGAATGAATCCAATGCAACTTCAACAATGGCAGGATATGTTTCTAAGTTTATGGATACTTATTCACCAGCCGTAGCGGAATTGAGAACTTTATTCAGAGATTTAGCAAGTAATTCAGGGATACATTTTGATGCAGATGGGTATGGAACAGTTGATTGGGTTGCCGTTGAAGCGGCTTTAAATGTTTAAATTGTTATAATTCATGGGGGGCGAGAATCTTGCACCTTTCTATTTTTATACTCAATCTAATATTTATATTAGTATAACAATTTGGAGAAATCATTGGTAATCTTAACAGCATTAAATCGTTTGAACTTAGGCTCTAAACGATACAAAGTAATAGACGAAAATCCTAATTCTAAATATTTTCAAGTATTTGGTTTAACTGACAAAGTATATGGTATAGGAAAGCATTCATTTATATTATATGGTTCACCATACTTAATAAAAGGAACTGATATTATAATTGAAATACTTGATATCGAGGGCCAACCAATAGTTTGTCGCGGGGTTCAAGATGATAAATCATTGCCTGGCTGACGAGTATGATTTAAAGTAACTAAGGCTCATACATCAGGTATAGCAACTATATCAATAGCGGGAAGTGTTGCTGGACTGGGAGATACTATAGGCGGTAACCCAAATGCTATCTGACAAAAAACAATATCAATCAATACAGAATTAGCTAATAATAGCGATATAATTTTTAAAGAGACCCCAAGCTTTACAGTTACTGAAACTATTAGTACTGACTTAGATAAAGATTTAAAATATAGATCTTATGCAAATTTTTATCTAACTGATATGGAAACATATTCTGGTCAAGTTAATTCGGTCAATGTATATTGTTTAAGTACCGGATCTATTAGTAGTTCTGTCAATCCGTGAAAATTATTAACAAAGAAATCTATTCCAGCAACTGCCGGAATTAATGATAATTCTTATTCATTTAAAACTCAAATTAATACTGAAAGAGAAAGAGACTATATATCATTTTATACTGAGTACTTAAATACTTTAGATGAACCGGCTAAAACAGTAAGTGGATATGTGTATACGGCATCAGTCATTGATACTCTATTTGAGGGGGCTCAAGATTATATTTTATCCGGAGCATTTGTTGGAGACGGGTTTGTAACAGGATCAATATTCTTAAGCAATACTAGGCACTCTGGTATAAAAATGGCTGGAACTAATTCTGGTTACATATTATCAGTTGGGTATGATGGATTTCTTAGTGCATCATTAGGATTAACTGGACCTGGATTCTTAATTTATAGTGGTTCTGTTCTACCAAGTAGTGGTGATGGTTATACAGGAGTTGGTATAGAATTAGTTGCAAACAGTAGTAGTTATTTAAGATACTCTACTAATCCAGATAGATTTGAGGTTGTAACAAAAACAGTTTTTCTAGGAACAACTGGTAGTGCTTTTGTATCATGTTCTGATGGTTATTTACAAATATATTCTGCTAATTTTAGAATAGATAAAAATGGCAATGTTTATATATCTGGATCAATATCGGCATCTGAAGGATACATTGGTGGATGACAAATACTATCAGATAGATTGCAATCAACAAATAATAATATGATACTGTCTGGTTCTGGTGTTATTTCTTCATCAAATTTTTATGTATCTGAAGCGGGAAATTTAACGGCATCTAATGCTTGATTCAAAGGTATAATCAGTTCATCAGAAGGAAACATAGGCGGGTGGACAATTTCTAATGGTAAACTAGTATCTAATAATAATAACATGATGTTATCCTCTTCAGGTGTTATCTCATCTTCATATTTCTATGTTGATGAATTTGGTAATTTGTCTGCGTCTTCTGGTTGGTTTGTTGGAACAGTGACAGCATCTAGAGTTGTAACAGGTGATGGTATAATATCAAATTGAATATTGAGCCCGGAATATTTGTCTGATGCAAATGATAAAATTAAACTACAACCAGCTGGACCATATATTATATCATCTTCTCAATTTCAAGTTGATATTAATGGCGGCCTAACTGCATCCAATGCTATAATAAAAGGCAACATTCAAGCCGATTCTGGTTATATAGGAAATTGAATATTAGATGCGGGTAGATTATCCGGTTCATATATTACTATGGATGCTACTGATTCTAGAATATTTAAAACAGATGATAATAATGATGCCACCGGATACTATATAGATTTTACTCCAGGCGCTGGTGATAAGTATTATGTAAGATTTGGGCCAAATTTTGCTGTATCTTCATCTGGTATTTTAATAGCATCTGGTGCAATTATCGAAGGTGTATTAACTGCATCAGCTGGTTATATAGGTGGTTGAAAAATAGAAACAGATAGATTGATATCCGATGGGTCACCATATGTTACAATGATATCAAATACTACGGAAAATTTGGCAATTTCAGCCGGGGCCGTTTCATATCATCTAACTGGTAGCGCACCGTTTATAGTAACACATGCGGGTGCTATAACAGGATCACAAGTTTTATTTACTGGTGGCAAAATTGGTGGATGAACAATAGGAAATAATCTTTCATCAACTGGTATAACTTTGGTACCAAGTGATGCCATAGAATTAGGAACGGCCACCGCATATGATACTGGCAATGGTATATGATTGGGAAATGATGGAGCTGCTAGATTTGGTAATGCTGCAGCATCTAGGTTACAATGAAATTTAACTAATATTGAAATATACAATTCAACAAATGAAAAAATAATTTCATTTGGTAACACAAATACTATTGCCGGGTGATCGATTACCACTAGCAGCATAAGTAAGAATTCAGTATGTATTGATGCTGAAACTGAAAAAATATATGTTTCTAATTCAGGGTATGTAGTTGCAATTGGTAAATATGATGGTTCAAATTATGGTATATATGCTAATGATGGTTCTAATACATTATTTGAAATGGGAACAAATGGAAATACTATTGCTAATTGAACTATATCCAGTGGTTCATTAAGATCTCCGAGTGATGAAATTATATTAGATTCTACTAATAAAAAAATAGTAGTTGGAAATAATATTGTAATTGATGGAGCAAATAAATCTATCAGCTCTAATGGATATCAATCTGGTATTAAAGGATTTAATATAACTCCAGAATATGCAGAGTTTGGTAATGTATCTGTAAGAGGAGAAATTCATTCCGCAGTATTTACAAAGGATATTATCAATGCTGTTAATGGCTATTTAATGATAGCAAATTCATCTATTTTATCAGAATCTATAGATGATGCTCAAACATATATACTAGTTAATGATAATGTTTTTAAAGATAATGATATACTAAGATTTAAAGATGAAACAAACAGTGAATATTTATTAATTACTGGTTCTATTAATACTGGTTCGGCTCCATATAAATTTGATGTAACAAGAGATTATGATGGAACTGGGGCAAATGTATGGTCATCTGGTTCTGCTGTTGTTTCTACTGCTCAATCTGGTAGCGGATATATTTTATTAGATGCTTCTTCTAATTACTCACCTTTTATGGATATTATTATTAGAACTGGATCTGGTTGAAATGATATAGAAACTAGAGCACGATTGGGAAGTTTAGCTGGCATAACTGATTTAGATGTAGGGCTTTCTGCAGGAAACAATCAATATGGTTTATACTCAGATAATGTTTATTTAAGAGGAGGAATAGTTGCCAAGACGGGTTCAATTGGTGGATGGGAAATAACAACGGAAGACATTCATTCATCAGGAAGAACTAATAATTCAGGTATTACATTAAGATCAGATTATATTGGATTATCAGGTAGTGGGGCTACTTTATACTTAGGTGCTACAACTGATTATATTAAATGAAATGGTTCTAATTTATATATAAATTTAAGTAATTTTGAATTATCTTCTAATAATATTGATATATCTTCTATAAATGCCTCAATGTCTTTGGGCGAAGGAAAAATAGTATTACAGGGGGATGCAACTAATCCATACATATCAATAAATCAAGCAACTAAAGGATATGATCAAACAGGTGAATTTATTGGATATGATTCTGGTGTTGGTAAATTCTCATTAAAAACAGATACTACTAAATACTTTTTATACGATGGAACTGATTTATTTTTTAAGTCTCCTAGATTTGTATTAAATAGCGATACCGGATTCCTATCTATTTCTGGTTCTATAACAGCGTCGAATGGTATATTTGAAGGATATATGATCGCCGGCGAATCAAAGATTGGTAAAGATGTAGGGGGGGTTGGTTCTAGTGGATTATATCTCAATGCTACAAATTATGCATATGATACTGGAAATTACAGATGGGGTGATGCTACAAATTACTTTTCATCATCCGGCAAATTGGTTAGTACTAATTTTGAATTGTCAGGGAGCACGACTTTAAGAATTGGAACAGACAAAATTGCACTAGGTACGAATGCTGATGAAATAACTTTATCTGCAGGAACTGGATTTTATACAAACGTTTCTGGGCATTTTAAGGTTGGATCAACAACTGAATATATTACTTGAGATGGTTCAAATTTAAATATTTTAACGGATAATATATTCTTATCAGGTAGTAATGTTCAAATTATTACAGAGAATTTCTTATTAGGAAACAATCAAAATTATATCAGTGGTTCTGATAATGGGTTAACTATACAAACTAGTAACGCAATCATTAGTGGTAGCAGTGTTATTATTGATACTCCTATATTCTTTTTAGGAGATACTGGTAGTGCATATATATCTGGATCAGATGGAAAATTAGAAATAAATTCTACTAATTTTACTTTAGATAATGCGGGAAATATTTATATATCTGGTATAATATCAGCATCTGAGGGTAATATAGGCGGGTGACAAATATTATCAGATAAATTGCAATCAACAAATAATAACATGATGTTGTCATCCTCTGGTGTTATTTCAGCATCTAATTTTTATATATCTGAAGCTGGTAATTTAACAGCAAGTAATGCAAATTTTCAGGGTATTATATCATCATCAGAAGGCAATATTGGCGGATTTACTATAAATTCTACTCAAATAAATGATGAAGGAAATAATCTAATCCTGAAATCTAATGGCCAAATAACAGCATCAAATGCACAAATATCAGGTAGTATAGTTGCTGATAATTTAACAATAAATAATGATATTCTACTGGGTCATAATCTAGATGTAGCTGCAGGCGGTTCCATTACTAATGATAATGTTACCATTGATGATTCCGGAATTCAAATCAATAGTGGTTCAATAACATTAGGATCAAATTTCCATGTTGATTTACTAGGAAATTTAACTGCAAGTAATGCTCAATTTTCCGGTAGTATTATAGTACAATCTGGAAAAATTGGGAAATGAAATATTGGTAATGATAGTATATATTCTGGTAGTATATATTTAGGGGGTGGTTTATCATGGTACACTTTAGATGCATTTGGTATTACTCTTGATGGTGGTGAAGTAGTCGATACTGGGTATAATTATTGGATAAGAACAGAGGATAATGATTATCTATTTAACGTCGGTTCTAGTAGTAAGTATATAAACTGAGACGGAAGCAATTTAAGTTGAAAAGGAAACAATACTGAATTAACTTCCGATGGACAATTTACTGCCAGTCAAGCTAAAATAACAGGTGATATAAATTGCAATAATATTACTGCTAATTCAGGTTCTATAAGTGGATGGGTTCTTAGTGATGATTACTTAACTGGGGTTGGTGGGTCGATCAAAACTGCTGCAAGTGGGCAGAGGGTGGTAATTAACGGTGCTGATAATACATTAAAATTTTATAAGCAGGGATTGGATAATCCGATAATAATAATAGATGATAATACATTTGGGGGAGAGCCAGGTATAAAAATACTTTCTGGATCGATTTATATTTATGAAATCTATATAGATAATAATTCATTTATTGGTAGAGGGTATATAAAGACAAAATTAAATTTTATTGATGATTTGATGGGTCGTGCAATATGGGCTACCATTAGCGATCCATCTGATTACACATATGCTCAGAAAAGAATAGCAGTATATGCGGACGCTAATGTAGATAATGAGGCAAATACTTCTATTCCTATAGGAATTTATGGGTCTGCTGTTACAGCAAATAGCGCGATATCAGCTTGGGCAGGATATTTTGATAATGGTGATGTCCTTATTAAAAATTATCTCCGTGTTGGTGGTCTTGCAGATAATATTACAGAAGCATTTGGCATAAAGTTTGGTTCAAGTGAAGATACTAATCTTTATCGCTCAGCTGCAAATGTATTGAAGACAGATGATTCTCTGCATGTAGGTACAAATTTAATTGTCACCGGTAGTATTGTAGTTGGTGATTATTTAGTTTCTAGATGTATTGCCGGTTCAACTGTTAGGAATTCTCATGATGCTGAAACCAATACTGCAGAAGGTTCTTACACAAAATTAAAGACAATCACATTTTCAAATGGTTTTATAGGTCAGTTTAGGTGTACCTGACAGATGAAGATATTAGTATATGGTACAGGTTATGCAAAGTTATACAAGAATGGTGTCGCCATAGATGGTACTGAAAATACTACAACCAATACCAGTTATGAAGCGAAAACAGAGGACGTAACTCTTGATTTTGATTCGACCGATACATTGGAATTGTGAGCTTATACTACAGATTCTCCTGTCTATGTCAAAGAATTAAGACTCTCATATGATTATAATCCAACAGTGCCTTCTTCGAATAGTTAGTTTACAAAAGTTATTCAAAAAAAAAATCTAGTTTTTCTCTTCTTGTAATATATTTATATATGATAAGTAAATTGCTGATTATACATTATAACAGCAATAAATATTCAACCTAACAAACAAGGAGAATTACAATGAAAAATTCATTAGTAAAATTTAATCGTTCTAATCCAATTTTTAGAGATGATGTTGTAACAAGATTTGATGACTTTTTTGATTCTGTATTCAATCATTTCATAACGCCTTTTGGCCCGATTGCTATTTCTGAAAGCGGGTATCCAAAAGTTAATGTTATCGAAAAGACTGATTCATATGTCATTGAAGCATCAGTTCCAGGAATGAACAAAAACAATATCAAAATAACTACTAAAGATGGAATAGTAAGAATATCAGGTGAAAGAAGAAATGAGCAAGAGATAAATAAAGAAAATTATTTATGCCGAGAATTAAAGTGCTCATCATTCTCTAGAAGTTTCGATTTTGATGGAATTGCTAATTTTGATCAAATTACTAGTAAATTAGAAAATGGAATACTAATTATCAATGTTCCCAAAAAGAAAGAAATTATTGAAAAAGAAGAATTTAAAGAAATAAAAATAGAATAAAGGAAAAATAACAAATGTCAGAACAACAATTAGATTTAAAAGAAATAATTAGTGCTATTAATCTTTGTCAACAAGAATCGCAAAAGTATAATACAGTAGCAAATACATTATCTAAATGCGCATTACTAGTGCAGAGTTTATTAAAACAAGGTGAAGAACAAGCGGCAATAGAACGCCCGGCGGCACCCGAAAGTAATACAGAACCAAGCAAGGAAAACACTAAAGCAGAAGCATAAGCAATTAGCAAGATACAGAATTAGTTTTTTAAAATGCTCAGTATATATGTGTTGCTGGGCATTTTTTTTTTGTTTTTTCTCTTGTTTTTTAAATAATTTTATATTAAATTATAGCGTTATTTAAAATTAAAGAAAGGAAAAGAAAATGAACGAGCGATTTCAAAAGATTTTTTTAGAAGCCCATCAGGCGGGAATGGCTGCTGGCAATGGTCATAATCCAACCCCAATGGTAGTTCAGCAGCACACCAATATGCTTAATGATAATAGTCCAGTCGAGCAAGAATGGGCAGTTCCCGATGGAGTATGCGGGTTTGCTTGGGTGGTATTAAAGCCTGCGAATAATGCCTTTGCAAAGTGGCTGGTTGCAAATGGATATGCCAGAAAAGATTCCTATTACGGCGGAGTAAGACTATCGGTGAGTTATTTTAACCAATCGATGGAACGAAAAGAAAAGTATGCTCGGGCATTTGCTGCAGTAATCAATAAATATAATGAAGAATTGAAATTGAAATATGCTTATCCAATGAGCAGGATGGACTAAATTAAAATTATTGTTTTATTGATTAGAATTATTTAAATTATGATGCTTTTTAAAAATTAAAATTAGTTCGCCTTTAACTATTCAATAAGTTATTTAAAAATTGAATTTGGGATGTAAAAACTGACGGCTATGGTGCATACCGCTATCAACGACCCAGTCTGGCTGCGCTGCCCACCTGAAATATGGTAAAAGTTGGATTTGCATGACTATGACCTTGGATTTTCGACAGAGAAAATCAAGTAGTACCCATCCTAAATTATATATGAAAGGCTACTGTGGCGAAATGGAAACCGCAAGACCTGAACCCGTACCAGTAGAATATCTACTGGTGTATCTAAAGCGGCAATGCAGGTTCGAATCCTGTCAGTAGCCCATAGTAATTAATAAAAGAGGATTAAATATGATTTCAGAAGTAATGAAAAAATGTATCGATAGTATGGATTATGAGAGTATGTTACGTCTTTGGCGATTTGCACCAATTGGGCATCCAATGTTTCAAGGCGAACTGGGACAGTATTATGCAGAAGCGATGAACAGAAAGAGAGAAGAAGTTTGTAATGAGGAACAAGTTCGGATATCAAAGGAAATAGGTTGGTAAAAATGAGGAGTAAACATGCAAGTAAATGAATTCAAACACGGAGATAGAGTAAAATATATTCCAACTCATGCAGAAGGTAATCAAAATCATCCCGATTGTGAAACAGGAATAGTATCATCTGTTAATGATAAATTTGTATTTGTAAAATATGATAATGAAATGTGTATAATGGCAACCGGAGATGAACCGTATACTGCTCAGGCAACGAGACCTGAAGACTTGATTTTATTTTAATCTTTTTGAAAATTTTAATGTAGATGTAGCTAAATTGGTATAGCAGTTGGCTGTTAACCAACGGGATAAAAGTTCAAATCTTTTCGTCTACGCATAATTATTGTTATTTGACATAGTGATAAAGAATGCATTGGTAGCCCGATTGGCAAGGGGGCGGACTGTAAATCCGTTTAATCATCAAAGTAAGTTCGAATCTTCTCCAATGCACTACTGAGTCTTTAGCTAAATTGGTAAAGCAATCAGCCCTTACCTGATAGATTGTATGTTCAAGTCATATAAGACTCACTATAAATAGGGCCTTTAACTCAGTTGGTTTTAGAGTGCTGAGCTCATAACTCAGGAGTCACCTGTTCAAATCAGGTAAGGCCCACCAAAAAATATTGGTTAAAATATAACGCCTTGGTAGAAAATTAAAATTTAACTAAATATAAAAAGTATTCGACCTTGTCATCTAATTGGTTAGGATATAAGACTTTCAATCTTATAATACAAGATCGTATCTTGTCCGGGTTACTAAAATTTACTAATAGCATAAGGAGAAATAACATGGAAATTATTAATGCAATCATAGACAAAATTAAATGTAATTTTAATCCAGAATATCCAAGTATATATAGAAATTTACGGTATTTTTTCAATTCATTACTGGGTAGATATTCTTGGTATAATTCGTGGGGAATGCCATCATATATTGCAGAGAGAATGTTACCATTACTATATAATGTAAGAAAACAATGTCATTCATATCCCGGAATGTTAAGTAGCTTTGAAGAATGGCAAAATATTTTAGATGATATAATATTTGCATTAGAATATTATATCTGTAATGAGCATCAATTTAATCCATTACGATATAGAAAATTGAAAAAGCAATTTACAAAAAAATATGGCTGGCATACTACAAAAAATGAAAATTTTAAAAGAAAACCCTGTAGAGATATTATACAAGGATATTTCAATAATTTTCCATATAAATGTAATTATGATTTGCAGATCAAATTTGAAGAAAGAATGCAGAGGGGGTTTGAATTAATGGGTAAATATTTTACATATCTATATGATTAATAAACATTTAATTCTGGGTGTAATTTAATTGGTTAAACTCCGTGCCTTGGAAGCACGTTTATGCCTGTTCAAATCAGGCTGCCCAGACACTTTATTTTTTCTTGTTTTATTGATTAATTATATAATAAATTTATTGGGGCTGGGGAATGCTTGGGGTGTTCGCCTCGCTTGCACCGAGGATATCAGGTCAGTTCAAATCCGACTAGCTCCACAATATAGGAGATATACATATGAACAAAATACAAAATAAATACAAACTCATTGTTGCTCTATTCATATCATATGTAATAGAATCTATTGCATTAATTTTAATTGGAAAGAAGATGCTAAGTACTACTGGATTATACTTATTAGCATGGATTCAATGGGGGCTAAATATTATAATTTCTTTTCTATCTTACATTTGGATAGATTCATTGGATAGAAAAAAGTAAATAATGGAGGAATCGCTCAACTGGTGGAGCAGCTGACTTGAAATCAGCCAGGCTATTAACAATAGTCTTGGGGGTTCGAATCCTCTTTCCTCCGCAAAAATTCATTACAAATAAGATATAATACTGAACAAAGAAAAAAAGAAGAGGACTCATTAATGTTAAATTTTAAAGTATTCTCTAGACAAAATATAGAACAATATCAAAGTAAAAATTCTTGGTGCTTAATTTCTATACGAGACCCTGGTAGTAATATTGTTTCTATAAATACAGATAATCTGATATCTTCTATTTACTTGGATTTTTATGATTTAGATCAGTCAATTCCGGGCATGAAAAATTGCAAAATGATCGATAAATTCGATGCAATCAAAATTATAGAAATGGTCGAAGAATTTAAACATGTATGTAATACTTTTTGTATAAATTGTGAAGCCGGAGAAAGTAGAAGTTCCGGAGTAGCAGCGGCATTATCTAAAATATACAATAAAAATGATGATGTGTATTTTCAATCATATTGCCCAAATAGACTTGTATATAGAACAATTTTATCAGTAGCATTTGATATGGATTTATGAGAATAGGGCTCTTATTCTAACTGGATAAAATGCAAGGCTACGACCCTTGAGATGCAAGTTCAAATCTTGTAGAGCCCTCTTATTTAACCGGGTATAGTTCAATTGGTAGAACGCCAGCCTTCCAAGTTGGTTGTTAAGAGTTCAAGTCTCTTTGCCCGGTCTGTGACTGTAGTTTAATGGTAAAACGCATGGCTGTGGCCCATGTCATACGGATTCGATTTCCGTCAGTCACCAATAATATTATGTATTATGGGCAATAGTTTAATGGTAAAATCCCGGTCTCCAAAACCGATAGATGAGAGTTCAAATCTTTCTTGCCCGGCAATAAATTTTTTCTTCTAGGCGCTATATTTATTTATGGATAAATAAAAAGATATAACTATAACTAGGAGAAAATAAAATGCCAGAAATGAAACCGGCCAGTGGAGTAAAATTTAATACACCTCACTATGATGAAATACAGCAAATATTAAATTATTTACAAAAAGTAACTGGAGCTCAATATACTAATTGCTATTCAGATGTATCAAAAGTATATAGAGCAAAATTAAAACAAAATACAGTATTATTAAGTGCACCGACTGCATCAGAAATTGTTAACACTATAGGTGCTACTGTTACTTGGATAGCTATAGATACTGGTTCTTATGTAGCATCAGCATCATCTGAGATTTTTTCAACGGGATCTTTGAGCTGCTGGGCACATTTAGGTTCACCAATGTCTCACAGTTTAGAAGCAAATGTTTATATTACACCATCTGGTAGTAAAGGTGACCAATGTGTGTTAAAAGTATATGACACCGGCTCAGTATTAACAGACGGGTTTGATAACTTGTTTGTAGAAATCAAAATTGCATAATTAAACCAAAATTTTTGTTTTGTTATAAAGTATTTTTCTATATAGTCTAGTAATGGACTTATAGAATTACTTTGTTTGTACATATGCTCCTATAATTCAATAAGTTGAAATTTCATAAAAGCCACAGTAGTTTAATTGGGAAAACGACTGACTTGTAATCAGTAGAGAGTGGGTTCGATTCCAACCTGTGGCTCTAATCTTTATTATACCTCAGTAGTTCAATGGTAGAATGGGTGACTGATATTCATCTGATAGTAGTTCAATTCTATTCTGGGGTACTATTGCCTTTGTAATTCAATTGAAAGAATGATTGATCCGTAATCAATTTATACTAGTTTGAGTCTAGTCAAAGGCTCAAAGATTTTTCTTGTTTATATGTAATATATTCATTAAATTATTTTGAAAATTGAAAATATGTATTTTATCAATAATTATATATATCTAATTGAAAAAGACTAAGTAATCAAAGAGAAAATAAAAGGAAAAATAAACATTGAGAGGGTTTGCTTGTATTGGATTAGATAATCCAAAATTTATTGGAAATATAGGGGGCGTTTTACGAGCCTGCAATAATTATAATGCTTCTTTAATTGTAATTTCGGGTCAAAGATTTAAAAAGCAATGTACAGATACTACAAAGGCATATCGTCGTATCCCGCTTTTGCAAGTAGAAAATCTTAAAGATGCAATTCCTTATGATTGTGTTCCCGTTGCAGTGGATTTAATAGAAGGCGCGAGGTCGTTACCAGAATATACTCATCCGGAAAGGGCGTTTTATATTTTTGGTGCTGAAGATGCTACTCTTGGAGAAAGAATACTTTCTTGGTGCAGGGATATAGTTTATATTCCAACCAACAGATGTATAAATTTAGCAGCAACCGTTAATGTTGTGCTATATGATAGACTTGCAAAACAACTCAATATGAAAGGGGAGAAATATGAAAGCAAAAGATTATTTGAATAAAAAATTAGTTCCAGATCCAATTAAAGGTAAGCCAATTGTTTGTCCATGTTGTGGGAAATTTATTGGTTACGATAAGGACTTTATGTTTATGGTAATTCAAAGACCAGGAATTGTCTGCCCAGATTGTGATGAAATTGTTATTCCTTGTAGTAACATAACCAATATAATATAACAATCAATTATTTGTGCCCATAGTGAAACGGATTATCACAGTGGCCTTCTAAGCCTCTAGTCCAAGTTCAAATCTTGGTGGGCATACGCATACATTTACAACAAGGAGTATATTATGAATTCAGAGTCAAAAGACCATAAAGAATTTACCGAAGAGGAATGTAATTTGATCTTAAATGCATTACTATTTTCTGCGAATGAAGATATGTGCGCAAATTTTAGTGATAATGATAATAGCAATATGATGTCATTAGCATCAAAAATAGAAAAAATCTATCCTGATATGTTACCTGATTTAATCTATGCCGTTAGATATAAACATAATACTAGTAACATGAAGATACTGAAAAAACTCAAAGTAAATATTGAACAGTAGCCCCGATGGCGGAATGGTATACTGCAACAGACTTAAAATCTGTCGTCCTTTATGGGCATGTAAGTTCAAATCTTACTCGGGGTACACTGATAGTATGCATCTATAGACGAATTGGCATAGTCAACAGGCTTAGACCCTGTGCCTGTTATAGGCGTGGTGGTTCAACTCCACTTAGATGCACTTTTGAAATTGGATTCGTGGTCTAATGGCAAGGGCACTAGATTGTCGATCTAGACGATGCCAGTTCAAATCTGGTCGAATCCGCTAAAAATAGTTCTTTGATTTTATAGTATTTTTAATTAAATTTAGAGGGTTAAATAAAAAGGAAACTGAATGAATTCTATAACATTCCAAAATAAAATAGAAGGATTTAATAACAAAATAACATTTTCAGAAGATGCCGATAGAATTGTTTCTGTTATTGTATATAGTAGTGCAAAATTTTACAAAGAATTTAAAAATATAAAATTAAAGCATTTATTGAAAATTATTACATCTGGATATATTGAAGATACTGGAAATTTATACACTGATATTTTATTTTCTAAATCTGATACAGATAAATTAATAAACTGGTTAATTGAAACTAGAGCATTTAAAGAAAATAAAAAGAGAATTATGCCAGTCGCCATAGAATATGAAGGAGAAATTATTGGATATTCTATGAATTGCGCCTGTTTTAGTCCAAGTCATTGTATACGATTTCACAAAAAAGATAGATTTGATATGCATGAAAATATCAATTACTTATTTTCTTTTGAAGCTAATTTGGAATGGGTATATTATGATGATTCTAATAATCGAAATGATATTGAGATTTTTGACAGGATTAGAATTATAGCAAAAAGATTTGCTGATACTATTCTAGAAAGACCAGTAACATTTTCATCCGAATTTATGTTTAATTACCATACAAATCAAGTTGTAGATTTTGTTAATATTTTAAATGGATTTTAAATAAACAATAAGTTAAAAACAGGAGGCAAATATGCCATATAAAAAAGATAATGTATTCACGAAATTTATACGAAAACTTAGGCGACATGGATATGTCAGTGGAACCACATTGTCATCTTCAGTACTATATTATGATTTTGGGGGTGGGGGACTCGCTTCTACCAATAGTAATGATCCAAATTCTTTACAACATAAAGATACTAGAGAAGCAAAAAAACCAGTAGAAATATATAATGAAATCATTTCGGAATCCCCAATACTTGATTTAACAAACTTAGATGAAAAAATAAAAATTGTATATAAACGATTACAAGCACTGGAAGAATTAGGAATGCATCCAACGGATGAAAATACCGCATTGCAATATTTAAGAGCCAGAAAAAAGTTTAAAGAATATTCAGAATTAAAGTGGGCGGCCACCAATCAAGATTTGATTAATAAACTTTGTGCAAAATATAAAGTAAAGCAAGTAACATTTAATTTGTATTACAAAAGTGTCCCGAATGAAGGAATAGATGAAATTGAAAAATTTGCAGAAATATTTAAAAAAATAATCAGAAAAGAAGATATTACAAATATGTTACATTTGATTATTGATGATGGCGGCGAAGAAACGAAGAAAGACCCGATTCTTCTTGCAAAATCACCATTTGGAAATTATTTTTATATTCTTGGTGCGTGGGATAAAGAAGTAGAAATAGTTGATAAATTAGTATATAATGCTTAAAAACACTAATATATAGAAAAAATAATTGGTTTTGGAGGAAACATATAATGCAAAACATCGAGAAATTTAGATATTTTTGTTATATCATATGAGTATTATTAGAACCAATCATGTTATATTTTTTAATTAAATATTGTATAACAATTACAAAGTTATTAAATTTAATACTAATAAAATTACAGTAAAAGGAGAATGAAATGCCAGAAAAAATTAAATTATACAGAGGAATAGATGCTTGGAGTGCAGTACATCTATTGGGTTGCTATTTTCTAATGACTTTGGGATTGCAATGACATGAAACAGTAACATTAGGAATTTTATGAGAAGGAATAGATTACATTTATTCATGTTATTCTGATAAGTTACCAACGTGGGTATCTTTAATATTTGATCCGAGAGGCGCAGATATAATGGATATAGTAATGGATTCAATTGGAATTCTACTATTCATTGGACTTAGATATTTTGGTATTTATATGTTTTTTGCATAAATATTTATATAATAGGTGGGTATCTCAACTGGTAGAGACACGGTCTTTAACTAAGGAGCTTTATATTGGAAACAGTATAAATGAAAGAGAATGATATCGGTGAACCCTGTAAAATGGCAATACCGAGGGAATAGATTTTTTAATCTAGCCCGTAGAGAGCAGATAATTCTCAACCTAAGTTATATTTTTGTAATATGGTTAAGATGTGCTCCAGACTACAAACAACTTTTAGTTGGTGGTGAAAATCATAGTAGTATGCAAAACCGTATCGGGCCTCCAAAGCCTGGGCATGCGGGTTCAACTCCTGCCCCACCTGCGAGTAATTAATAAAAGGAGTTATGTATGAAAGAATTTTTAAATCATATAGTTGATGTAAAAATAGACAATGAATTAAATCGAGGTTTAGTTATAGCAACTCACGAATTTAAAGAAATGCAAGATACAGAATCACCAGATGATATGCCAAGTTTTTTAGATAAAGTTAAAGTTACTGTTTATTTTCCGTTATATAAAAGATGTATGAAATTAGATTCAAATCAAATAATTAATGTTAGAGAAGAATTTCAATTATAAAATATTCCCCGATCGTATAATTGGCAGTACACTAGGCCTTGGACCTGGTTATAGTGGTTCGAATCCATTTCGGGGAGCATAATATTTAGCCTTGATAGTTTAATCTGGCAGAACATCTGGCTTACATCCAGAAGATTGAAAGTTCAAATCTTTCTCAAGGTACCAATAAAAAATAGTATTTGTTTTATATCTGTTTTTTCATTAAATTATATTGTTATTTAATTATAGAGGGTTACAATGAAAGATGAAGAAATAATGGCATTGGTTGAACAAGAAGCAAATGAGTTTCGAGTTCAACATGATATGTGTATTCTTATTCCAGACCATTTGTTAATAATGGCTATTCTGACTGGGGTAAAAATGGGAATGGATTTGTTTAACAAAGAAATTAAAAAACTCAATGAATAAATTAGAATATGAAACAAATTTAATCAAAGATCTGAATAAAGAATTATTCTCGGAAATAATTCCTAAACATTCGGAGAAATTACAGTTTGATTTACTCAAGCATAGTGCAATTCTATCATATCGAGGTTCTTTAACTAACGGCACTTATATACCAGATTCAATTGATGACATTGATATAATTGGTATAATTATTCCCCCAATTGAATATGTCCTTGGCAATAAACAATTTGGTAGTAGAGATACTATAGAAATAAAAGATGGGAAATGGGATATTGTTTTATATTCAATCAAAAAATTCTTTAATCTATTAGTAAAAAATAATCCAAACATTGTTAGTGTATTATGGTTACCTGAAAGATTTGATATTCATATAAATGAAATTGGCATTGAAATTATAAAACACAGAGAAGAATTCATTAATAAAAACATATACAATTCTTTTCTGGGCTATGCTAATGATCAATTAAATAGGATGACTAAATTTACTTTTGAAGGATACATGGGCGAAAAAAGAAAGCAACTAGTTAACAAATATGGATTTGATTGTAAGAATGCATCACACCTAATTCGATTACTAAAAATGGCATTAGAAGTAATTGTAACTAAGAAATTTATTGTTTATCGAGAAAACGATGCCGATGAACTAGTAGCAATAAAAAGAGGTGATTGGTCAATTGAAAAAGTAAAAAAATATGCTAATGATTTATTTGCTAGTATTGAATTACTTCGGGGAAGTACACAATTACCAGATGAAAATTATGACGCTGCAAATAAGTTACTAATAGAATTATCAAAAAAGTTTTATAGGATATAAATTTATGATGAAAATTATATTTAAAATTTGTCAAATACTTATTGGCGTTTTAACTCCACTGGCTTTATTTGTTTTAACATATCAACCACTATTAGAAAAGTGTAAACCAGGATTTGTATGCCCAAAATATGTTCTTATTTTTTACAGTATTTATATATGGGCTCTAATATTAGTATATATTATGAATTTGATATTAGTTGCTGCAGAAGATATAACTAGAAATGATCATTTATTTATATCAATTATTGTAACTAAATTAATTGATAATATTACTATAATGATAACATGCATTGGGTTTGTAGTAGTATTGTGGTTATTAGATAGGAAATATGAATCTATTTTAATGATATCTGGAGTAGTTTCAAATTATCTAATAATAACTACCAGAATTTCTTACAATAAGAAATTCAAACAAGAAATTGAGAAAAAAATTAGTAAAATAAAGTAAGGAGTTAAAAATGATAGAATTTGAACTTGAATTACTAGATAAATTTTATTGGAATATTGATAGATATTACCCATATAGTAGTGTATATCTGGTAGATCGTATTCTCGAATTCGACGGATTAACAAATAATAATGATACAATTAATTTTATACATTCTGTTAGAGACAATATCGATCAAAGGTTAATTAATAGCATCGTTAAAAGGTCATCTGACAATAAATCAGTTGTTCGATTTACTAATGAAAAAACTAAAAACAAACATATATTTATGTGTTTTTATGATAATAGTCTATATATCGGAGCATCTATTAAAAAACGAGATTCTGGTATATTTTATGATTTGATAAATAAACTGGTAAAATAGTAACAGGAGTTAGATATGATAAAATATAGTATATTTGCTGGCAAGTTTAATCCGCCCCATTATGGTCATTGTTTTGCTATTGATAAAGCATTAGTAGTTAATCCGGAGAATATAATACTAATTTGCCCTTACATAGATAATAGCATGTCAGAGGAACAATATAATAATGTGTTAACTATGAGTAAATTATTTTTTGTTAATCTATATTTAGAAGACTCGTATAAAATAATAAACTATAGATATTCACAATTTGCCGACTTATTAGAATATTTAACAATAACTTTAAAACAAGCATCATTCAATATAATCATTGATAATAATACTAAATTATCAGAATGGAAAAAATATAATAGAATAATTGATGAAAATACATTTACAATTATAAAAAGAGATCTGAATATTAATGGTTCAATGATTAGGTCTTTATGTGAGAATAAAGAATATGATGGTGCAACTAAACATACATCAGAAGAAGTAATAGAATACGTAAAAACCAACAATCTATATCAAAGGAGTTAGTTATGGAAAAAATACTAGTAAAGAAAAGAATTTCAATATGGAGTCTGAGGGATCAACAATTGAATTTACAACAATTGCAAGACAAAATAAAATCTTTACAATCTAGAGGTTGGTCTGAAATAACATTCAATATAAACTGGGAACGAGAATTTACTTTTTATGGAAAAAGATTAGAAAGAGATAAAGAATTCAAAACTAGAATGAATAAACTAAAAATGAAATTAAAAAAATTAGGTGAAAAAATTAAAAAAGATAAAGAAGAATATATCAAATTATCAATACAAATATCTGACTCTGAATAAAAAAAATAAGTTTTTCTCTATTTTTTTACCATTTTTTTATATTTATATATGTAAAACTCAAATCAATTAGTGAAGTGCTATCTTAAAACAGCATTTGAGTATATAGTCTATATAAATTCATTAGTTGATTGCGGGAAATAAAAATATAACCCAAAAAGGAGAATCATTATGAAAAAGAATGACGTTAGTGTTTCATTGGCAATTAATGGTAATTTGCTAAAAGAAAAAGTTATTAATAGTATTCCAACATTTCATCTATTAGATGACACAGAATTTGCATTAGTTATAGACAATATGTCTAGAACCAAATATGCAGTGGATGTAATAATAGATGGAAAAAATCAATCTCATAGATTAATACTAAGAGAAGGTGAACATGTTAATCTAGAAAGATGGTTTGAGGATAATAGGAAATTCAAATTTGTTACATATGATGCTTTAAAGAATAATCCAGGTATTGCTAATAATGGAAACATTACTTTAAAGTTTTATAAAGAACGAGTAGATCAACCTGTAATTACTTATACTCGATGAACTCCACAATATTATACTAATACTGGAACTATATATCCATTGTCTTGGCCATCAACTGGTGATTTCGTTTCATGCGCCACCGCTGGCAACAAAACGCGTTGTGTTGCCAGCAACACAACGGGTGGTTCTATTCAATTAGTTAATAATGCACTATCAGCTGATACTATAAAAACAGGCAAAACTGAAATGGGCAATATTTCTAATCAAGAATTCAATACAGATTATTTTTCTACTTTTGAATATTTCCCTTCATTTGAAATTAACATGAAATTATTACCAGCAGAGGTTGCTCATTACGAATATAAAACAACTAATGATACAAGAGTATACTGCTCAGAATGCGGTAGAAAAATAAAAAATGGTTGAAAATATTGTGCTGGTTGCGGAAAAAAAGTATAAATTTATCTTGTTTTCTATTCAGTATTATATTAAATTATAGAGTTATTTAAAATTAATTAGTTATTTGAAAATAGAAATGGGAGGTGGCGAGAATCGTATGGTTCATGTTTGTTCATTAATCAGGCCTACGACGTTAGTCACCCCCTAGGTTTTTTGAAAATTTTGTCTCTCATATCAAATAGTATATGAGGAAACAGCATTGTCAAAAAAGCGAATGAGTACACCCGCAAGGCCTCTGGAGTCGCCAAGCGTCTTTAAGTCTTGCGGGAAAGATTTTTGAAAATTGAATATGCTCGGCGGAATAGATACTTGTATACGGGTTACTATTTCAGAACTCACAAGTCTACTGCATAAGTTGAGATAGATTTATCTTAGACAAGTCGATGGGTGGTCGATCCGAGCAGAAAAGGCTACTGTGGCGGAATAAATAGCATGCTTGGCAGACGCACGGCAAGATGTGTGGTGGGAAGCCAGATTAACCTTTAACATACATACATCATACGGGTTGAAATCCCGTCAGTAGCCCAAAGTTTTTTAATGAAATTGTTATATAGGTCACAGAGTTTATTTTTTCCCTTCTTTTCTCTGTGACCTTTTTTATTTTACCAAACTAAAATATTTATATTTGTATATGATAAAATTCAAAAAAATAGTACTAGAACTATCGTTAAAAGATAGAGCAGAAGATATAGCTCAAATAGTTCATAGTGGTCAAAATAGACGTTCGTCTGGTGCACCATACATAATTCATCCTGTTAGAGTTCAATTACTAGCAAAACGATTTGGATTGGGAAACGATGAACAATTGATTGCAATATTACATGATACATATGAAGATAGTAATAACAAATCTTTGGTAATTGCAAATATTAACAATAAATTTGGTAATGAAATTGCTAAAAATGTTATTGCATTGTCACACGAACGAGGTACAGATTATACTAATTATGTATATGAATTATCCAAAAAATACCCAAAAGCATTCAATGTTAAACTATTGGATATGTACGATAATTTAATTGATAATCCGTCAAGTTCGCAAAAAATAAAATATTCTGAAACATTACTATTTTTAATAAATCATGGAGTAAGAATAAATAATGGTATAAAAAACGATTTAATGAAAATCATAGGGAGAAAATAAAATGGTAAAATTAAAAGATTTAACAGAAGAACAAAAAATTAGAAAAGTTATAAGAAATATGATAAAAGAAGTAATTGATTTTGATCCTACTGGCTCTTGAAAAAAATTAGATGATTCTGGTGAAGAAATTAAAAGTATAAATAAACCAGAAGAACTAGCGGAATTGCAAGCAGATGAAGATGCTAAGAATAAAGTATCAAAAGTAAAAGTAGAAAAGTCTGAAACAGAAAAGAAAGTATAATGCGAAAAATAGTTATATATCCTGGTAGATTTCAACCGCCTCATATCGGACACTTAAAAACTTATAATCTACTATGTAAACATTTTGGGAAAGATAATGTTTATATCTGTACTGCGAACAAGATTAAATATCCAGAAAGCATATTTGATTTTGAAACTAGAAAATACTTACTAACTAGAATTCTAAAAATATCTCAATCAAACATAATACAAGTAAGTAGTCCATATACACCAGAGCAATTTTTTAAAGGTTCGGGTATAACACCAGATGAAGTAATACTATTTGCTGCTTTAGGTAATAAGGATAAAGATAGAATCAAATTGAATGTTACATTAAAAAATGGAAATCTAGGTTATTATATTAGTCCACCGAAAGGCAAAGAAGTCTATTACAATGCGAATAAGCACGGTTATATTCTATTCTATAAAGATATTATGAGTGCTGTTAATCTAAGAAAAGCATTATTAGATATGAATATTGGTAATGATGTAAAAGTTAAATTATGGAATGAAATGACTGGTTTAGATGAAAAAGAATTAAATTTTGTTATGCAAAAAGTTAATGAAACTTTAAAATAATTCTTGTTTTCTATTCATTTTTATATTAAATTATAGAGTTATTTAAAAGTAAAGATAGGTTTTATAATATGCCCAATACTATAGAAACTTATACTAACATGATAATTGATTTGATTCCTTTTGCAGAAACAAAAGAATCTAGGGATTCATTAAATCAATTAATTGAAATATTTAAAAATAAATTTAAAAAAGAACCGAATTTAATTAAATATACCTTTGAAATATCTAAAGCAATATATAAATTTAAATCTAATTTTTATGAATTTTAAAACAAAATAAAGGCTAAAACAAAATGGGCGGAGCATACGGTCATATAAATCATCCTTACGAAAATTTAGATTTAACTTTCGGTGATCTAAAAAAGATCATACAGAAAGCATTATGCGCAAAGTTAAAAAATGCTAAAGAAAAAATGGATGGCATAAATTGTTTTGTTAGTTTTATAGATAATAAAATTGTGTATTCTAGAAACAAAGGCAATCTAATAAACAATGGCATTTCTAGTACAGAATTAATTGAACTGTTTGATAAAAATAAAATAGAAAAATTAACCAGAAGTATTAAATTATTTACAGATGAAATAGAGTTAATATTTAAGAATACACCTAAGATTTGTAATATCTTTTGCAATGGTAAATATTGGTTAAACGTTGAAATTTTAAATACTAATAATATTAATGTAATAGACTATGAAAACAATTATATAGTAATTCATGATATATTAAAAGTAGAAAACGGGAAATTAATATGTACTAATAATAATAAAAAGCGTCAATGTATGAAATCTATCAAATCATATCAACCTATATATGAATATTATAAACCAATTGATATTGATAGAAAAATAAAATTGAATAAAATTACTGATAATAGTTTTTTATTGAGATTAAATAATGAAATGCAGAATTACGATTTAACTAACAAGAATACAATAAAAGACTATTGGGATAGAAAAGTAGACTGGTATGTAAATAGATATAAAGTAACACCAGATACTATATTTTTGGATATGAGTAAATCGGAAATAAAAAAGTTTATTCTATATCCTCTATACAAATTGTTTATTGACTTGGGCGATATAGTAATTAGTAATGCAACTAATTATTTGTCAACTGATAGTAAGCACGACTTTACTGGTAGGATTGTTAATAAAATAGATAAACTTAACCCAGAAATCAATCCAGATCTATTATCTGAAAAATTAAAAGAAAAATTTAATACATATAAACATGAATTAATTAGTAGTAATATATTTAATAATAATCCCAATTTTAATCCAATAGAAGGGATTGTATTTGAATATAAAAATAAAAAGTATAAATTAACTGGTTTATTTTCAATAATAAATCAAATTTTAGGAATTAATCGATATGCCAGATAAAATAAAATTACGAAATATTATCAAAGAAGAATATGGTTCTATCTATCAATTAGATAACCCATATGATCCAGAGGTATTAATTCGAGGCTTTGGTCGGATGAGATGGAGTCAATTAAAAAAGCATATAGAAAATAAAATTGAGGATGAAATTATAACTATGGCCAAAAGAGGTGATTATTCGGCGCTATCATCATACTTGTTTGCTCCTCATAACTCATTCAAATTATTCGTAGATGCAGCTAATGATATAAATAAAGAATTAAATAGCCCTACTATAAAACGGAAAATCACCCTATTGAAAGGAAAATAGTAATGGCAATAAAATTAAAAAAACTATTAGAAGAAGATATTAATATTCCAGTAAATATTGGTGATACAATACTAGTTGGTAAATTTAGAAATAAACCAATTGTTATTAAAACCATTGAATATGATGAACAAGGGTTACCAATAATCAATGGCAGAAAGGGCGTTTCATTTAAAATAAAAGAAAGAAAATTACCAATTAACATTTTTCAATAAAATTTTCTATTTTTCTCTTGTTTTTTAGATATTGATTCATTAAATTATATTGTTATTTAAATATAGAAATAGATTTGATGGACAAAAAGAGTTCCTATAATACAACTTGCTAAGTAAATTTACTCTTCGTCCATCAATATTTATAATCTAATTAGGCAAAAGAAGTTCCTATATTTTTTTACTGCAATAAAAGACACTACTTCTCGCCTAATTTAATTTTTATGGGGGAAACAAAATGTTATCATCAATTAAACTTTTCAATTCAGTAATTATCAAAGAACATCAAAAAGAACTAAATCCATCAGATTTAAAATTTGCTAATATCTTTAAAGAAACTTATAAGTATGGATTTATATTTAGTCCTGAAGTTGTATCTGAATATTCATTTAATGACTTAAAACAAATAACCGCTGAAATGATCAGTGTTGGTATATTCAAAAGTTCAGAACAAATGAATAAAACATTTCAGACTTGGACTAAAATGAGAGATTCTGATATTGAAACTCTTGTTATTGAACAATTAATTCATTATATGACAACCTATGGGTTTGAAGAACTAGGAATTTATAGTGAAGACACTGTTTATTTTCCTACAAAAGATTTGGATATACCTGATATTGATGTTGAGAAATTTAATTTCACTGTTATTAAAGGTATCACTGAAATAGAACTAGCAAAAAGAACTCTAAAATTTGTTAATTCCGGAATTGCATTAAAGGAAGAAACAATAAAAGATGTTTTCGATGTTATTTCGACCCTGCATACTAACAGTATAATTTCAAACGAAGAGATTGAAACAGTTAAGAATAAAGAATTAAAAATAAAAGTGTATGAACACTTAAATATTGTTCCAAAGAATGCATCAGAATTTTTAAGAGTAATTATTAATAAAGCAACTGGAAATGCACTATTAATCAAATCTAAATCAGTTATTGAGCAATTAAAAAAATTAGGAAATGATGATGTATTTAAATATTTTAGTTTATATAAACTATTGTATAAAGATTTTAATGCATTATCAAAATCATTTTTTAGATTTAAACCATTGTTTTTAGCATTAAAAAGAACTATTTTTGATTATAAAACAAAAGAAATCAATAAAATCATTAATAAAATTAGAAAAGATGCTAATTTCTTACATACACCAATGTCAGTCGATTTTTTAAATTCTATTACAGAAAAACTCAAAAGCGGTGAAGAAATTAATGAACAAGAATTAATGAAAACCCTAGATCGTGTAAATGTATTTAGAAAAGTTAAATTACTAAACGCACTGGATTTTAGATCACAAGATGTTAAATCTATTCTATATAGAATAAGAAATAGCAAAGCTTTTGTTACAGATTTTGAATCTAATTATCTAGAAAATAAAAGTGTTCAATTAGAATATAATAAAATTAAAAACATCATTCTATCTTCAATCGCAAAAACAGTTGAAAAAAACCTTAGTGGAAAAAAAGTATACATTCCTGATAACATTTTTTATGCGATTCCCAATTCTGAAAAGCAATTTGTAGGAAATTTTCCAAACGGAACTTATATTAAAATTGAAAAAGATGATTTGCTATTTGGGGTACATTGGTTTGACTTATCTTCTTCTAATAGTGACGATCGATTACGTAATCGATTGCAATCAGATTATAATAAAAGAATTGATTTAGATTTATCAATGTTAACTATTGCAGGCGAGAAATTGGGTTGGGATGGTGGATATAGAACAAATGACAGAACAATTTTATTTTCCGGCGATAATACTTCTGCTCCAAGACCTAACGGAGCCAGTGAAATGTTTTATATGAATAATATAAATAATGAAGAGTTTCTTGTATATTTAAATTATTTTAATACCAATGCCAGTCTAGATAATAAAGTTCCATATACATTATTTATTGGTAAAGAAAAAGTCAACAAAGCCTTTGACAGACAGTATATGATTAATCCTAACAATATTATATGTCAACTTCCGTGTCAAATAAGTTCTGGGCAAAAACAAACTATAATTGGATTTATATCAATCAATAAAAATGAATCTAGATTTTATATAACAAATTATTCACTTGGAAATAATAAAACCGTTAGAAATAATAAGTATAGTAAAAAAGCAAATGAGTTTTTATCGGCATATTATAAATCTAATACATATCTAGATGATGTATTAGCAATTGCTAAAATTAACATAGTTAATGATGCAAAAGATGCTGATATAGATTTATCAGTAAATAATATCAGTAAAGATACATTTTTATCAATTTTCATGTAAAATTATTTTTAATTACTATATAGATTTCTCTTGTTTTCTATTCATTTTAATATTAAATTATAGAGTTATTTAAAATAAAGATTAAAAAATGATAAAGCTTAAAGGCTACCTATCAATTACAATGCTATTCTAGACAAGGTATTGTAATATGGTGTTGCTTGAGCTCGGCAATAGAAAAGCCTGAAACCGAAGGGCTCACGTTTGGGGACTAGAAATAGTCCCCATTTTTTTGATATTTTTTATTTTTTCTCTTGCTTTCTATAGAATTTAATATTAAATTATAGAGTTATTTAAAATTAAAGAAAGGAGAGTAAAAAAATGCGGGCGCAAAATAGAAAAACCAATAACAAGTCAACGGCGGAAGCCGTTGACTCCGGTGCTGGGTTATACCGGACGAAAGGATGTGCAAAATGAGGGTGGACGCCGGAGTTAGCCATTTAAATGATTCTGACTATTTCCAAATGTCAGACAGGTGCTATATTATTGATAAAATGATTCAGGAAATTCTAGAAACACACCCGGTATATTTTGGTGATGAAAGAATCAGAAAAGTAATCCAAAATTCCGCTGAAAACCTAAGAACAGGTTTTCAGCTAGCCGATGGGATTGGCTTTACGCTCCAAGAATCAAAAAAAAAACCCCCAACCAGACAACCGCTCAAGGCGTTAAATCAACGCAAGGGTTATGTCGTATTTGCAACAAATTTCTATCTTGGTTTGGCCTGATGAAAATCAGCAGAGCAAGAAATATAGGAATAGAAATTCATCGGACGTATGTATTAGCAGTTCTTGATGGAGTGAATAGAGATTTCGGCGCGCTGAATAAGCCCTCGGCTCTAGCGGCAAAGTTATTAGGGTAACTTATCCGACGCGGATTAGGCGTTTCAAATGCGAGTGTGCTAAGTTTAGCAAAACCAAAAAATACTTTATGTTTGAAAATCCGGTTTTAGATGCAATCGCGAAAGACGAATTAATAACCAAATGAAATCTGTGGTAGAGTTCATAATACATGTGACGGGGAATGCCCTGTTTATAAATTGAATAGAAGTAACCACCTAAATAGCATGTTATACAGATGTAATTGCTATGGGGATGGAAATGCAATGCTTAAATTTATTAGAAATTCTACAAATAAATAACTAAATCCCACATAATTATAAAAAGAAGTGATATATCACTTCTTTTTTCATGTTTAAACAATCTAATTAGTTTTTCAAAAATTTTATAATTACAAATTCGATTAGAACAAGTCTGACTTGTATAAGATGGATCAACTAAAATAAGTTTTTCTTTATTTTTTATCATTTTTTATATTTATATATAGATATGATTAAACTAAGCAACATATTAACAGAATCTTTGACAAAACAAATGATAGTAAATATCGCCAATGAATTATTTAAATATTACAATGCAAATCAACTAGAATTAAAATTTACTAATGATAAAACTTTGTTAGGAAACTTTGATTTTGATAATAATATAGTTTATGTTAACCCGAATTATAATAAAGAAGAAATTACTATTACTATATTGCATGAAATAAAGCACCTTTTACAAAAGAAATCAATAGGCAAGTCTAAATTTATTCACAATTGTGAAATAGAATTGAGTAACGGTAAAGATCAAAAAAGTGTTTCATATGAAATAGAAGCAGAAAAATGAGCAAATTCTGAATATAACAAGATTTGAAAAAATAAACTTTTTGGAGAGAAATAAATGTTGTTTTCTGGAAAAATATTAAAACAAGGCGATGCCGGTGTAGAAATAGAAGAGTTGCAAATACGACTGGCCGGGTTTGGTGGTACAATATGAAGTGGAAATTTTGGCCCAAATACAAAAAAACAAGTTATGCAATTTCAAAAAGATTATATTGGGGATGGTGTTCCTAGTGGTGTAGTTGATTTAAAAACTTTAAGGAATATTATTACATTTACAGAAGAATTTAATATTGATTTTAATAAATTAAAATGCCCGTGTGGAAAATGTAATGGGTTTGGTCTTGGAAAATATAAAAACGTGTATATTCCATCTAAGCCAAAAATAGAGGCATATTATATGTATGAATATCCTGGAATACATAAGGCTATTTTATATGCTTATAAGGCATGTATGTTTTATGCTAAAAAATATGGGTTTCCATTACCAGTAATTAATTGTGGATATAGATGTAGTGCAAATAATATTCAAAATAAAAGAAGCAGTACAAATCATTGTGGTAAAGCAATAGATATAGACTTACCAATGGTAAAGAAAACAGAAAAAGATAATCAAATAGATACGGATAGATGCAATACTTTCAGAACTAAAATGATAGAATTTGGAAATTTCCAAATTGGTTGATCTAATAGTAATCAAAAATCATTAGAACCCGAAAATATTGCCCCAACTTGGATTCATATGGATATTAGAAATTATGAAAGTAAATATTTATTAGATAGATTCTTTGTTAAATCAAATGATGAATTAAATAAATAGCAAAAAATATGTTCTCAAAAATACTTAAATGACTTATCAAAAATCCAATAGTACTAGTTATTATCGGAGTCATGGCCCTTTTAGTAATTGTCAATGCTAAAATAAATGCATTAAACAATGATATTGAATATTGAAGAAACCAAGCCGCTTTAACAGATACTATTACAGTAATTGATTCCACTATCAATATTAAGCTGGCTCAAACTGTCAGAGAAATAGAGTCTGAAAATAAAAAATTAAATAAATTACTCAAAGAAGAAAAAGATAAAATTAAAGCCCAAGTTGAAATCAATGCACTATTATTAGATAGCATCAACAATTTAAACACATCAGCTGGTAGTATAGTAATAGTAAATAACGATAGTGTTAGAACTAGATTATTCAAATATAACGCCAACGCTTTTAAATTGAGTGGATATTTTGAAATAGATAACCCGTATAGAATATCATTTGATACATTGAGTGCTACAACAGATTTAGAAATAAATTTTACAGAAAACAAATATGGTACATGAAAAGTATATGTTGACTCTAAAAATAAAAATTTAAAATTAAATTCAATTGAACCAAAGATTGTTCCATATAATAAAACTTTTTGAGAAAAAATAGAAATAATTGTTGGAGCATATGTTGGAAAAAATAATGTTGGTATAGTCAGTGATATTATGTATTCTAAGTATGGTGCAATAATTGGTTATAGTAATAACGGATTACTAATTGGCGGAAGCTATAGAATCAAATAAACAATGATAACACTAAAAAGAATAATAACTGAGGATACTATTGCAAATATAGTACAATCTATTAGAATTGTACTAGAAATAGATAGAACTACTCATGCTAAAGAACGGCAAAGTAGACACGGCTTTGGAGAAGATGAATATATATCAGATGAAGAAATTGTTGTTACTGCAAAGAAAGCCATTGAAAGTATAGGAAAAATGTTATTATTCAATTACATAGATATTGGTGATACTATTTGTATAAAGAACAATAGAACCAATCTAAATTTAGTTGGACAATTAAAACGAGACGGCGATAAAATTGATTTAGTTATAATTACAGTAATGAGAAAAAAAGACTTTAAAGTATCACCTGAAACAAAACGTATAGAAGTATAGAAGGTAGGCAGCATGTCACAAAATACAGTTGGCAGGTTAATTAACAATTTATCAAAAGAAAAAAAGATATATTCATTTGGTTCAGAAACTACTGATAAATATTGAATATCAGAATACCCGATCGGAAGAAAATGATTCGATGGCCGGGATTGATGAATAAGAACAGATGAAAACGAATCTGGTAGAATAAAATTAAAAAATGATGATGAATTATTAAAACCAGTAATTCCTCTATTTTGTCCAAAATGTAAAAGAATAATAAAACGAAAAGAAGATGAAGCCGCAGTTGTATTAAGAGGGCATTGTTATATCTGTGAATTAGATGACAGTGCTGAGAAAGAATTTAATAAACAATTTGAAAAAAATAACTAAATGACTGATAAAGAACTCATAAAACAAGAAATAATAAAGTGCTCATCTGATTACACGTATTGTTTAAAGAAATACGGTAAAATAGTAATACCAGGTAAAAGCAAGGTACCATTTGAACTATGAGATTTTCAGCAAAAAACGTTAGATCTATTCCAGGCAAATAAAAATATTATCATATTAAAAGGTAGACAGTTAGGACTATCAACACTAGTTGCTGGATTTATTGCTTGTGAATTGATATTCAAAGAACACTATCAAGCCTTAACTATAGCAACTAAAATGGGAACTGCCATTAATATAATTCGTAAGGTTAAAACATTTATAGGCGGATTTCCACCGTGAATGAAAACTGCTTTAAATGCCAATCCAATTACAGATAATGCTCAATCAGTTGAATTGTCAAATGGCAGCTTTGCAAAATCAGAAGGAAGATCAGAAGATGTTGGTAGATCAGAAGGCTTATCACTATTAGTGTGCGATGAAGCAGCATTCATTAGAAATATGGATGATATATGAGCCGGTGCATCAGAAACATTATCTACTACAGGTGGCAAAACAATAATTTTGAGCACACCTTGTGGCGTGGGAAATTGATTTCACAAAATGTACACAGATGCAGAAGAAGGAAAAACCGGATTTTTATTTTTAAAAATTCCTTGATATATGCATCCAGATAGAGATCTTAAATGAAAAGACGAAAGATTAAGAGCATTAAAATATGATATTAGAAAATTTGCTCAAGAGCACGACTGTTCATTTGAATCCTCTGGTAAAACTATTATACCTGGTACTAAAATAAAAGAGATTTCTGACAAAACTAGAGACCCGTTAGAGGTAATAGGTAGTGAAAAAAATATGTGAGTATGAAAATGACCACAAGAAAAACATACATATATTGTATCCGCTGATTCGGCTACTGCGGGTGGAGAAGATTATAGTGCATTTCATGTACTAGATTTAGAGACGTGTGAGCAAGTAGCAGAATACCAAGGCCATATATCCCCAGCTGATTTCGGAGATATGTTGGTTAGTATTGCATCTAGATATAATGAAGCATTATTAGTAATTGAAAATAATTCACTGGGCATAGCCACAATTCAGCCAGCTATAGATAAAGAGTATAAAAACTTATTATGAACTTTAAAGGGTGGATTAGAATATATTGATCCAATCAAAAATCCATATATGATGGATAATAGAACTACTACCCCCGGCTTTGCAACTACTAGAAAAACTAGACCTCTAATGATACAAAAGTTAGAAGATTATTTGGGTGATGATTCCTTAATTATTCACTCAAAACGATTTGTTAATGAATTATGAACATTTGTATATGAGGGCGGTAAAGCTCAAGCAATGGGTTCATATCATGATGACTTAATTATGGCAATGTGTATTGCATTATGAACTAGAGATACTGTTTTGAAATTAAAATCAATAAATGATTCGTTTGATAAAAGAAGAAATGATTGAATGTTTCAGCAGCAATATAGCAGTTCAGAGGCGTTGTATACAAATACAAAGTTATTTAATGACCCATATAAAATTAATACGGGGTGATTTGATGAAGATATTAGATGATTAATAGAAAAATAAACATAAGAGGAAATAATGGCAACTGATAACAAATTATTTTTTAGTAATTTAAAAAAATTATTTAGTACTGGAACTATAGTCAGACAGATTGGTAAAAAACAACTGGTTGTAAAGGATTTAGATTCTAGACAAGCTAATTTATCAAGAAGACTATATGACAGATATAATAGATTATTCCATTCTCAATATACCACAAAATCATACTTATCAGGCTGGAGACCCGGTCAAACAGTCGATCGAAGAATGAGGTACTTTGATTATGAATGTATTGCAGGTAACACTATCATTAGTACTCCGGCTGGTAATTTTACTATAGAAGAACTGTCAAAAATATATCCTGACAAATATACAAAATTTATCGTTTACTCATATGATACAAAAAATCAAAAAATAGTATTTGGTACAGCCCATTCCGCTAGAAAAACAAAAACAGATATGACATATAAAGTAAAACTGTCTAAAAATAAAGAGATAATTGCAACTGCGGATCACCCAATTTTAATGAAAAACGAGGAATATAAAACTATAGGAGAATTAAAAGTAAATGATGAAGTAATGTCATTCGATAAGAATGTTTATCAATATAAAGTTGTTAGCGTAAAACCACATAAAGTTATTGATGTATATGATATATCAGTAAACGAATATCATAACTTTGCTACTGATTCTATATTTGTTCATAATTGTATGGATGCTGATCCGTTATGTTCTTCAGTTTTGGATGTTTATGCGGAAGAAGCAGGTTTGGAGGACGAAAGCGGAGAATTATTAAACATCACTTCTGATAATGAAAATATTACTGAAATATTGCATAATTTATTTTATGATATCATCAATTTAGAATTCAATTTCTTTCCATGAGTTAGAAACTTATGTAAATACGGCGATATGTTCTTAGCCTTGGAAATTTCTCCAGAGTATGGTGTAATAAATGTATATCCATTTTCTGTATATGAAATAGAAAGAGAAGAAGGAGTCGATGAAAAAAATCCAAATGCAGTCAGATTTATTTTAATGGGAAATAGACAAGAGAGTTTGGAAAATTATGAAGTAATACATTTTAGATTATTATCAGATACAATCTTACTTCCGTACGGTCGTTCAATATTAGAACCAGGCAGAAGAATTTGAAAACAATTGCAATTGATGGAAGATGCAATGTTAATCTATAGGATAATGAGAGCACCAGAACGAAGAATATTTTATATTAACGTTGGAAATTTGGCAGCTAATGACATAGATAATTTTATGCAAAAGGCTATATCTAAAGTAAAGAAAACTCCAGTAATAGATTCAAGTACAGGTGAATTTAATTTACGATATAATGTTATGCCTGTGAAATGAGATACAAAGATTCCTTTATTAGATGGAAGAAGTATTACTATAAAACAATTATCAGAAGAATATAATAGTGGAAAAGAAAATTGAGTATATTCAATTGACAGAGAAAACAATAATAAAATAGTACCAGGAAAAGTAACTTGGTGCGGCTTAACAAGACCAGACGCCAAACTAATACGAGTAACTTTAGATGATGATGGGTATGTTGATATGACACCAGACCATCCAGTAATGTTAAGAGATGGCAATTATATTGAAGCACAACAGTTAAAAGTTAATGATTCAATTATGCCATTTTATACAAAACTGAGTATAGAGCCGGGCATCAAAAATTATGAAAAAATATACGATCCATCAAATAATGAATATGAATTTACTCATAGAATTGTATCAAGGGAATTAAATATTGATAATTATAATAATACAAAAAATATAGTTCACCATCAAAATTTTGTTCGTTTGGATAATTCCCCGGGGAATTTAAATTGCAGTATGAATGCAGCAGACCATATTAGATATCACGTTAATAATGCAAAGGGGCGAAAAAAACCAGAACATTCAAAATGAATGAAAGAAAATTATATTCCTTATATAAGAACGCCAGAACAATGCGAAAATATATCTAAACGTATGACCGGCAAAAATAATCCTAATTATGGTAAATCAGTATCCGCGTATACAAGATCTAAACTATCAGCATCAATTAAAAAAACAAAAAGAAGTGAAACGTTTAAGAAAAAATATAATGAAATATTTACAGCAGAATATAGAAAATTAATAGGTGAAAAAAGTACAATTAACAATAAAGAAAGATGGGCAAACGAAAAATTTAGAAATCATATATGTTTCGCAATGAAAGATAAATTCGATGATTACTTATTTAATAAAATGATTCAGTATATAACAATTAATCCAGATACAAATTTAGATAATCTTACAACACTAATGAATAGTAATCCAGAATTGTACGGTCATTATATTGAAATAAATATGAATCGTATGAAGCCAAAACAATTTCAAAAACATGTATTACAAAGAAGCATTAGAAAAAGATTGGGATTAACTTATAGAGAATTTAAGAAAGAAATTCAGAATAATCAGATATTAAATCATAAAGTAAAATCTATAGAAAATATAGAAAATTCTGATGCGTATTGTATGACTGTAGACAAATATCATAACTTTGCTACTGATACATATAATAGTAATACCAGATCTGGTATATTTGTTAAGAATAGTATTGCGGAAGATTTTTTCTTTCCTGTTCGCGGGGGAGAAGATAATCCAACAAAAGTTGAAACACTACCGGGCGGACAGAATACTGGAGACATAGAGGATGTTACGTATCTTCTTAGCAAACTTTTTTCCGCTTTCAAAGTCCCAAAATCATTTCTTCAGTACGAAAGCGACGTTTCTGCAAAGTCGACACTCGCAATCGAGGACATTCGTTTCTCTCGTTCAGTTGAGAGAGTTCAAAAAATTATCGAAGCTGAATTGACTAAGATAGCAATTATACATCTATATAGTCAAGGATTCAGAAATGAGGATTTAATCAATTTTGATTTAAAATTAACTAGATCATCTACTCTAAGAGAACAGCAAAAACTAGATTTGCTCGATAAAAAAGTATCAATGACAAAATCTTGCAGAGAGTCTGAGAGTCTTAGTATGAAATGAATATATGAGACCGTTTGGGAATTTTCTGAAGATGAAATAAAAGATATCGAAGATGAAATTATTAATGATAAAAAGACTATGTTTAGAATGGCTCAGATACAGGATGGTGGGAATGACCCAGCAATTACAAATAAAGTCGTTGATACTAGTAATACCGCTTCAGATAATAATTCAGCATCTAGTGGTTCTAAAGAAGATACTTCAACTAAAAGTGCTGATAAAGAAGTAGGATTCGATTGAAATGATGAAAAAGATAGTAATAAAGAAGAAAGAAATAGTAATGTTGGATTTGATAATAAACGAGTAACTGGTTATGCTCCGACCATATCTGCTGCATATTTATCCAATATAGCAAAGAAATTTAATATAACAGATAAAAATATTCGTACTAGTAATGGCATGAATTTATTATCTGAAGGGTATGGAGAAAAATTGATAGATAAAATAGATGGAATACTAGAAAACTCAAAATTATTATAAATAATCAATAATTTTTGATAAAAATCCATAATAAAAAATAATATTCAGTTTTTATATTTATATATAATGAAGACAATTAAATTACCATATACAACATCTGAAGGTTTATCTTCTATACTTAAACAATATTCCAATGTTGTAAGGTATAGCTATAATCGTTTTTTAGATGGTAAAACAGAAAAAGATATTAGAGAATTATCTAAATCATTAAATTCAATTGATTTGCTTAATTCTTGGTTAATTCAATGTGGCATAAAGGATGGTAAAGCAATACAAACAAGATTTAAAAATAAAAATGTTATTTTCGGGGGTAAGCATAATCTAATTAAACTGTTAAAGAACGAAATTACTAAAGAAGAATATCAACTTAAAAGACTTAGCCCAATAAATATTCAAGGTGAAAAATTGAAACAAGGGAATCGTTCTTTTATACTAGATATAATTGAAAACAATCAAATTATTTTTAAATTAAATAGAAATCAGCATATAAAATTTAAATTACCAAATTTAAGAAACAATATAAAGAAAGAAATGTTTAAGCTTCAACAACTTAATGAAGTTAAATCAAACCAAAACGGATATACATATTCAGTTAGATTTGATTTAAACAATATTTATATTTCATTTGAAGAATTTAACGATAAATTGATTAAGTTAAATGAAAATAGGTATTTAGGTATAGACTTGAATCCTGATACTATTGGTGTTTCTGTTTTAGAAAATGATAAAATTCTTCATACACAAGAATTTAGTTTAACCCTAATATTTAATAAAATTTTATCCGAAAAATTAAGTTCTAAATCAGACAGAATGAAATACTTTCAAAATAAGTTAAAATTTGAAACGCTTGAAATTTCAAAATCAATATCTTTAATTGCTAAACATTTTAGTTGTATGTCAGTTTTCATAGAAGATTTGCATTTTAAAAGTTCATCAAATATAAAAATATCAAACAGAAAAAATAAGAATCTTTGAAAAAGAAAACTGTTCATTAATAACTTAACTAAAAGATTAAACATTTTAAGGATTCAATTATATTCAGTTAATCCCGCTTACAGTAGTTTCATTGGAAATTTAATGTACAATTATACAGATGCAATTAATGCTTCAATTGAAATTGCTCGTAGAGGATATGAATATAGAATAAAGAAAAACAAGACAGGATTTTATCCAAATCTATTGGTAAAACACCAATGGAAGGAAATGGCTGCCAATTTTACAGATTGGAAAAAATTCTTTTTTGAAATAAAAAACTTGAAATTGAAATATCGAGTTTCTTTAGATGAAATTAAATATTCATTTATAGTTTTTCAGCAAAATTCAAGCCATAAAAGCATGGTATTAAATTATGTTTTTTATGATTAATTATTGAATTTTATATTTTATAAAACTTTTTTATATTTATAATAGGAGAAAGAAAAATGATTAATAGTATTAAGGCAAAAAAGTTACAACATAATAAAATAAAAAATACTGGAATATTATTTGAATTATTAACTAGGCAAATGGTTATGGATGTTCTCAGTAAAAAACCAGCAAAAGACATTATATCAAGAAATATATTGACTGAATTCTTTTCAGTAGGTAGTGAATTGAATAAAGAATATGAAATATATAATGCTATAACTAACCTAAGAAGTAAAGATAAACAACATATACGGGAAGTAATACACGAATCAATTGGTTATACAAAAAATATTGATTTAAACAAACTTAGAGCAGAAAAATATAAATTGATAAAAAAGATATCTGAGAATTTTGATACTAATACTTTCTTTAAAACTAACATACCTAATTTTAAAGTATTAGCCTCAATATACAAATTGTTAATGATTAATGAAGAAAAAAATGTTATTCCCGCTCCAGGCGAAATATCTATTATTACAGAAAATGTTGTGAATTTTGTTGCTAATTTTTCACCAAAGGCTGAAGAACAATTCAAATTGAAAAGTGATGATAAGTATATTAGAGATAAACTGGCATACAAACTTATGGTTGAAAAATTCAATGATAAGTATGATTCATTAAAAGATGAACAAAAAGATATACTAAGAATTTATATAAAGAATAATACCAGTTCTGATATTTTAAAGGAAAAATTAATAAATACTTTTAATAATGCCAAAAAAATATTGACTGAAAATATAAGCAAAATAGATGATGATGCATTAAAAGTAAAAGTTAATTATGTAATAAAGAATATTGATAAAATAAATTCTACTATTAACAGTGGTAAAATAATCAGAAATAATATTATCAATAATTCATTGCTATATACTGAATTGGCAGATAATTTAAAACAATTATAATAAGGAATATACAAAATGAAAAAGAGTGAATTAAGACAGATGATTAAAGAAGAGATAAATAGATTAAGTGAGTTAAAAAAGATAGTGCAAGAGGATCACTATTCAACATCTCAAATGGATACTGTTGAAAAAACACATGATTGAAAATATAAAATAGGAGTTAAATTTTTTGGAACTGCAGCAAAATCAAATATTATTACAATAGATAAAAATACATTTGATGCAATTAGAAAAATTATGGTACTAAATAAATAAACTATCAGAAAGAATGAAACATGCAAAAACTAATTCTCTCATAACATAAAATAAAATATGAAACTAAAAAAATCACAATTAAAAGAAATAATCAGAAGAAAGATTAATGAAATGTCTACTACAGCATCTGTGCCGGGATATAATTCTAAAAATTTCTTAGATCCAAATGCAGATCCAAAATCATTTGATATTGATTATTCAGGATTACAAGGTACTGGTAAAGACAGAGAAACCAGAAAAACACCTCTTAAAGAAAAGGAATTGGGTGCAGGTATGAAAATCATTAATGACATACTAGAAGAGGTAGTAAAGGAACTCAATGAAACCAATAAAAACTAAATCATCATACGATTACAGAAAAAAATTATACGAATACACAGTAGTAGACTCTACTGAAGAACAATTGAAACCGCATCAATTAATTGGGCACCGTATACGAAATGTTGTTAATGAATTAAAAAATATTGATCGTATATTAGATCATGCTTTAAGAATAAAACAAGAAAGTAATACTACAACTGATGATTATTGGATAAGAACAAAGAGATCATTAATTAAACTTGAAGGAATGCTTAATGGAATGAAAAATAAATTAAAAAATATTAGGAGCTAAAATGAAAAAAAGTGAATTAAGACAGATGATTAAAGAAGAGTTAGGGACTAGGACTAATATTCAAATGAATCAAGGAATAAGAAAAATATTATTTGCATTTTTTACAAAGTATAAATATCCAAAAGATACTTTAGTACACGCTTTAGCCAAAAAATATAATATTAAACCAGACGAATTAGAACAAGAAGTATATTCAATATTAACTGATCTATTGGCATTTGGTAAATGAAATGAAAGAAAAGATAAAAACGTAAAAGTTGATCCAGAACAATTAAAAATGGGAATGAAAGTAGAAATGGAACATACAAATTGCCAATTGATTGCTAGAAAAATCTCGCTCGATCATTTAAGCGAATTGTCAGATTATTATAGCAGGCTTAGGCAAATGGAAGATGCTGCAAAGAAGAAATTACAAACGGAAGAAATAAAAGGTTGAAAGCACGCTGCAGCGGATTTAGCAAAATGGCGATCTGAAAAAGGAAAAAATATAAGATTAGTAAGTCTAAAAAAGGATGGAACTGAAAGTAAATTGCATGATGCGAGTCATCAATTTAGAAATATAAATGATGCATATATATTTTTTAATAGAGTTGTAGACCTTAATCCAACACAACAAATAAAATATAATTTATATATCAATAATAAATTTGAAAAAATATTAGAAAAATAATACTATGCCAGCAAAATCCAGAGCCCAACAAAGATACTTCGGTCTAGTACATGCAGTACAAAAAGGAGAAGTACCAGATAGTAAAGTATCAAAAGCAGTCAAAGATACGGCAAAATCTATGGATACAAAAGATGTAAAAGACTTTGCAAATACTGATACAAAAGGATTACCAGAAAAAGTAAAAAAAGAATGTAAAAAAATAAAATTAAAAGAAATATTAGATGAATTAGCATATTCCGGAAATATCGGATTTGTAGAAATGTTCAAATTCTGAGATATTGCTAATGATAATGATAAAAAGAAAATGTTGTATTATTTGAATAAAAATGATGAAAGATCTGCCTGAGACTTATTAAAAAAAGTAACAGGTGTGAATTTAAAATAAGGAAGAAAAAATGAAAAAATCACAATTAAGGCAAATAATTAGAGAAGAAATCATACGAGAAGTAAAACTCGAATTTAATAAATATCCACTAAAAATGGATGATGAAGAATATCTAGCAATGATAAAAGAATTAGAAGAATATTGAAAAAAATCTGGAAATAATAAACTTAAATTTAGAAATATAGTTATGAATGCATATAAAAATGGTGAGATTAGTTATACAGAAGAAATAAAAAAAGTAATTGATCATTTTCTAAGCCCATCTGGCATAGCCTCAAGAATATTAAAAAAGAGAATACAGTACTAAAAAATTGAAATTAAAAGATATAACATCGGAGAAAAATAAATATGGATAATAATAGTAGAGTAATATCAGATTTTATAGGATACTTAAATATTACTCCTAAAATGTTAGCAGAGGCCGAAAAGACTGCTGATGGAAAAGTATTAATTCAAGGTGTATTACAAAGAGCCAATGCTTTGAATCAAAACAAAAGAATATATTCTCGAGAACTATTACTCAGGGAAGCCAATAAATTTCAAAAGAAAATAGATGAGAAATTATCGGGTGGTGAATTAGATCATCCAGATAGTCCGATTGTAAATTTAAAAAATGTATCACACGCCGTTAGAAAAATGTGATGGGACGGTGATAATCTAAACGGAGTAATAGAAGTAATACCAACTCCTTCAGGTAACATTGTTAAAGACTTGATTAGAAGCGATATACAATTGGGCGTAAGTTCTAGAGGAATTGGTACTACTAAGCAAGGTAATGATGATAGCGAAATAGTGCAAGAAGATTTTGAATTGTTAACTTTTGATATTGTATCTCAACCAAGTACTCAAGGCGCATATTTAAATCCAATGAATGAAAATGTTGATCCTAAAGTAAAAGATAAAAGAGATAAATATAACAAAATTAATGAAATAATCAATTACATAATTAGTAATATATAAAAAATAAAGGATAATAACTATGAAACAATTTAAAAAACTATATGAAGAAATAATTCATCAAGAACCAATCAATGAAGAAGAATTGATTAATAACATAAGTGGGTTCAATACTTTGGGCGAATGCCTGTATAAGGAAGATAACGAATTTTCTTCTTCAGTTAAAAAAATATCTGAATTGGCTAAAAAGGCTTCTAGACATATTATTGAATCTGAGCAAGATTGGTTTAGCCGCGTGCAACTTAAAAAGGATGCTAAAGTATTAGAAAATGTTGCAAGAGAATTAGATGAAGTTTCTACTCAAATGAATGAATTAAAACAAAGATCTACTGCATTATTTGAAGATTGTGGGCATATGTTAAATAGATATTATGATATTAAAGAATGCAATAAGAATAAACCAGAATTAAGCAAAAGACAATACTAATATGCCAATACGTACAATAGTTAGTTTAGTACAAATGCTAAACGAAATACAATCAGAAGAAGAACTAGAAAAAGAGATTTCTAGTTGAAAGACTTTGCAAGAAATGATTAATACAAAGCAATCTGAAATTCAATCTGTACTAGATGAATTGAAAAAAATGAATGATGAAAATAGCAGTAGATTCAAAGAAGTAGAGAAATTTATGATTAGATTTAATATCAAGTCTAAGAAAGTTAACAATTGAATTGCTGAGATAAAAACTGAACTAAAATATAAAGTAGTCAGGCCAGATTATAAAGAATTATGAGAATCTGCAATGACTAAAGTTAATGAAGCAACAAAGAGTGTATTACAGAATTTATTGAACATTCAAAAGGATATAAAAAGTAAAGAAGTGAAGAATCAATTAACTATCGAAGGACTTGGTAGTATAGTTAAAAATTTGTTCAATAATATAAAAAATTGAATACTTAGTATAAATAAATTTGATAAAGTAACAGATAATTTACCGAAAGTGAGATAAAAATGAAAGACGAAGAACAGTCTATAGGTAGATGCATTGGATTAGCAATTGATAAAAATATGGATATAGAAAAAGCCATAATGAAATTCAAGAAAAAAGTTAAAGATTCTAAATTGATGTTAGTATTAAAAGAAAATTCATATTATCAAAAGCCTTCTGAAAAGAAACGGAAAAAACAGAATAGGTGAAAATTAGATATAAATAAAATAAATAGAGATGGAGTATAATGATGAAAAAGAGTGTATTAAGGCAAATAATTGGTGAAGAAATTAGTCTTTTAAAAGAAAATGAGTATGAGAAGAAAAAATTGGTGGACTGTTTATCCAAAAAAGGATTTAATCCAAAGGATGCAAAAAATATGGTTGAAAAGCATTATGATTATGTTATGAGAGTTTATAAAAATCAAGGATTAACAATAGCAAAAATAGCAAATATAATATCATCTTTATGAGCGAAATAAATAAAAAGGAAATACAATAATGAAAAAAAGTATATTAAGACAGATTATAAAAGAAGAGATATTGAAAGAATTTTCAACTACAAAAGAATATGTTGTTATTGGTAATGCGGGGCGCGGCCGGCAAAATTTATGACCAAACAGTACTAACCCAAAATTATATACAAAAATCGAAGCTGAAAGTATAGTAAAAAAACAAAATGATACAAATAAATTGTATTCATCTTCAATATATTTTCATATACAAAATCTGAGGGATGCAGAAAAATATATTTCACCCGGGCAACCGGCTTGAACTGGAATACAAAAATTATTATCAAACAATTAAAAGCAGTATATAGTAAACAATGAGGAGAATAATAAAATGAAAAAGAGTGTATTAAGACAGATTATTAAAGAAGAAATAACAAAAATATTGCTTTTCGAAGTTACTAGTGGGGATAGAGTAAAAATTGTGTATAAACGTGATTGAGATAGAACACACGGATTGGGGCAATATTTTCATAATAAAACAGGTACTATAATTTCTATAGAAAAAGACGGAAGAACAAATATGTTTAGAGTAAGACTTGATAGTCCTGTAATGTTGCCAGTAGTTGGTAAAGTTACTGATGATTTATGAGCAGCAGAGTATCTTAGAAAAATATAATTTCCACAAGTATAAAGGAGATCTAATGAAAAAATCACAACTAAAAGAAATAATTAAAGAAGAGTACAACAAAATCATTAATGAAATGGGTGATCTTACTACATACGAGTTGGAGTTGGGAAATAATACTAAATTTTCATTCAATAAAAATACAGATAAAATATTTTTAGAACAGCACAGAAATAGTATTATGATGCATAGAAATGAATTTAAAAGAATGGTATATTTTGCCGAAAAAAATGGGTTGATATAAAATGAAAAAAAGTGAATTAAGACAGATAATTAAAGAAGAAATTCAAGTTATATTAAACGAAGATATAGTATCAATAACAGATATAAACAAATTATCACATGGCAAAATAAAAAACATAAGAAAATTTATTGATAATGTTTTTTCCGGTGAATATCGTCAGAAATATGGCCTAGAAACAGATTCAAATTCTAGATACTTTGAGTTAGTACACAGGCATAGATATTCTGATTTACAAGCTCAAGCGGATATATTTGCTGATAAAATTGGAACAAATAAAATAAAGGAATTATAGTAACAATGAAAAAATCAGTACTTAGACAGATAATAAAAGAAGAAATAAAAATATTGAAAGAAACTGATTGAGAAATGGGGTATAGAAATTTTCAAGGCAGTAATCAATATCATCCAAGAGAAAATCATATAGCATCTTTAGAACAATTAAAACATTTGTTATCTAAAGGGCGAGACATATTTTATACGGGAAAAAGAATTGGTAATGTTTTCTATAATACGTATAAGTCCAATGGTAATATTACCGTTAGATTAGAACATACAACCAAAGATTTAGTTATAAATATCAAAGATATAAGCTTTAGATAAAAAATTATATAAAAAATATTGCTAAAACCAATGTTTTTTAAGAATTGTATATATTTATTTTTATATAAAAAATCGAACAATACTACTTTACATATACATTTAAGTAGTTATCCAAATAAATAAGTTTATTAAATCGACTAATCGATTTAGATGTAAGTCTAAAATGGAGAATCATAATGACGAAAAAAACAAAAAATAGCAATATGCTACAAGAAGCTATTGTTGATGCGAACACATTAAAGGAAATGGCTATAGAGAATGCTAAAGAATATTTAGCAGAAACATTTAGCCCTCGCATCCAAAACATTCTAAGAACCAAATTACAGAATGAAGAAGATAAACCTGATGATGATGAAACGCTGTTAGATCCAAATGTCCCGGCAAATGATAACGCTGCAGATGTTGCTAATGCTCAACCAGAGGCAGTACCTACAGAATTACCTGATGAAATAGAGGACGAAAAAGAAAAAGAAGGCGCTATAGCATCCGAAGAAGTTAATCCTGAAGATGATGTTGACGGAGTTCAAACCAATTTGAATAATGATGAAGATGAAGATGACAAGGAAATTGACATTGAATCAGTCTTAAGAGAATTGGAAGACGATGAACCAGAAGAAGAAGTACCCGTTGAACCAGAACAAGGTCCAGAAGGTGCACCTGAAACTGCTCCTGCAATGGATAGTGTTCCGGCAGAGGATGATGACGAGGATTTAGATATAGAACTAGAAGACGATGAAAAGGATCTAGAACCTAAAAATCCAGACGAAGTTGCTCCGGAAGAACTTCCAGTTGCTCCAGACGAAACTCCAGTACTAGTGCCAGACGAAGAAGATGAAAAACTAAAAGAAGAAAACGTTAGACTGACTACAGAATTAAATGAATATAAAAAAGCATTTATTACTTTGAGAAATAATATGAACGAAGTGAATTTGTTAAATGCTAAATTATTATATTCCCAAAAAATCACTAAGTCACCTACTGTTACTGAATCTCAAAAGAACATTGTAATCAATGCAATGGATAGAGCAAATAGTATAAGGGAAGTAAAATTGACCTTTGCAAATTTAGTTGAATCATTTGGTTTAAATAAAGCAAAAACCCGTAAGAAAAGTATTAATGAAGGCGCAAGTGGTGCACAGAGAGGACTATCTAAATCAATATTAAATGAAGCAGTTAGTTCAATCGAAAGAATACAAAAACTTAGTGGAATTCGCGTAAAAGCAAAAACAAAATAACTTTTTTTATAAAAAAGTAACCTTAAATTAGGAGAACGAAAGTGTTAGTAAATGTAGAAAAATTGATGACTCAATATCGTCAATTAAATAGATATGAAGAAGGCAAGAAATTGGTTTCAAAATGGGAACCGACTGGCCTTCTAGAAGGAATTGATGATGAATTTAAGAAACATGGTATGGCTTTATTGCTTGAAAACCAAGCAAAAAGGTTAATTGATGAATCTTCTAAAACATCAACTGCCTCAAGTACAGAAGGTTGGTCAGATGTTGCCCTACCTCTAGTACGTAGAACTTTTGCAAAGATTGTTGCACAAGACTTAATGTCAGTACAACCGATGAGTATGCCATCGGGCCTAGTGTTCTGGCTATATTTTGATTATGGTACCAGCAAACCAACCAATTTAGGTATATTCACTTCTGGTACAAGTGTTTATGGTAATGTATCTTCAAGTGCAGTAACTGGCGAAGACATGGGCCCATTATATGCTTGGGATTATACTTTCACAAAGAATTATATTTCAGCATCTACTGTTGTTCCTACCACGTTAACCAGTGCATCTTGGGCGGATTTTAACTATAATGATACTATTTCAGCATCATTATCAGCATATCCAAAAGAATACAAAAAATTCAAAATTGCGTGGTCTGGCTTAAGTGGTGCAGATAAAGAAGCTGCAAAAGCAATTACTTTAATATCTGGTTCAGTATATAATACAATATACAGAAAATATACCACAGCAGACGATACGTATGTATATGTAATTGTGTCTAGTTCAGACGCACACTCTGAAACTATTCCGACCGTTGAATATCTGAAACAAACCACTCAGGACAATAGAGGTGATTTTGAATCAGGTCAAACAGGAGTTGGAGCAATTCCTGAAATCAATATTAGAATGGAATCAGAAGCTATTACGGCAACAACCAGAAAGTTAAAAGCAATTTGGACACCTGAAATAGCTCAGGACTTGAATGCATATCATAGTGTCGATGCTGAAGCAGAATTAACCAATGTATTATCAGAATACATAGCAATGGAAATTGATATGGAATTAATCGATATGCTTTGGCAAGATGCTTTAGTCAAAGACTTCTGGTCTACTAAAGTTGGCAATTTCTTAGATTCATCAACAGGTGCACCAATCTCAGGAGCCCCAGTATTTTATGGTACTGAAATGGAATGGTATCAAACTTTAATAAAGAAAATTACTAAAGTGTCGAACGAAATCCATAAAAGAACCTTAAGAGGCGGAGCTAATTGGATAGTTGTTGGAACAACTGTTGCAACCATCCTAGAATCAATGAAACCTGGCTTTGTTGATGACTCTGCAGATATCGAATCAACCGAATATGCAATGGGTCTACAAAGAATTGGTACGTTGAATAATAGATGGAAAGTCTATAAGAATCCATATTTTAGAGACGATGCAATCTTGTTAGGATTTAGAGGAAATAGTTTCTTGGAAACTGGCGCAGTATACGCCCCATATATTCCATTAATTCAAACACCTCTAGTATATGATCCAGATGACTTTACCCCGCGTAAAGGCATAATGACACGATATAGTAAGAAAATGTTACGTCCTGAATTTTATGGTAAAATTATAGTAAGAGACTTAAACTTAGTGTAATTTTAAATAGTTAACATAATAGTTTATATATAATTAGAGCCCTTTAGAAATAAAGGGCTTTTTTTTTTAGTTTTTATAAATTTTTTCTATTTTTTATAAATTTGAAATATATTTATAATAAATAGCACAGGAGTCTAAAATGGACAAAAAAAGAACTTGTTTAGAATGTAATATGGAATTAACGAGTACTAGTAAATATTTTATCAAACACATTAAAATAGAACATAACTTATCATATGAAGATTATATTTTAAAACATTATTATAATAACGTCGTTCCAACTTGTAACTGCGGGTGCGGCACCAAACTACAATTTTGCAAAATATGCGACGGGCCTTGATACCCAGAATACACTACAAATCATAGAAAAAGAGGTAAAAAATTATCTAACTCTGCCAAACAAAATATAAAAAACGGAACAATTGCTGCCACAATTAAAAAATATGGAGTAACATCTTACTTTAAAACTGAAGAATTTAAAATCAAAAATAAACAAACTAGATTACTAAAATATGAAAATGAAAATTATAATAACATAGAAAAAAATAAACAAACTAAACTAGAGAAATATGGGAACAAAAATTATCACAATTGAAATAAAGCAAAGCAAACAAACCTTGCAAGATATGGTGTAGAATATCCAATGCAGTGCAAAGAAATTCTTTTAACTAGAGACTTAAATAACATAAAAAAATATGGATTCAAAAATCATATGCAAAATACTGAATTCAAAACAAAATATTTAGAGAGTAGAAGAATAAAAACGGGGTATATTTCCAATCTACTAGATCCGGAATTTAGAAAAAAATATAATAATAATACATCTAAAATAGAAAAGATAGTTTCTGATAAAATAGGAGGTAAAAATAAATTTATACTTGATAATCATGAATTTGATATATTAGTTGATAACGATATAATAGAAATTGACGGCAACTTTTATCACCCAAATAAATTAGAAAATTTATCATTCACTCAGATTAACAATCTAATTAATGATTATACTAAAGAGCAAATAATAAAAAAACACCCAGAATATAATTTTTATAGAATATATACCTCTATACTGCATAATAATATAGAAAATATAACAAAAGAATTTATAATTAACAATTCCAATCATAGCAAGAATTATGATATTGCATACAATCAAGTAATAATTGAAAAAGAATATTTTCAGAAATACAAGGAATTAAAAAGCAAAGATAAACTAGAATCTTACATTCCTCTACTAATCAAATTTATCAGAACGTTTCAACCTAATTTTCCATATCCTGAGTCAAAAGAATCTATTGAATATGTAATAAAATACATTTCAACAATACCCATTAATTCTGATAAATACTGAAAAAATAATCATTATTCTTCAATAGGCAATGATTATCTAAAATCTAAATTTAAATCATACTGGCAATCATCTTTTAAAAATAATTTGAGTCCATATGATGCATTCTATGATAATGAAATTTTGTATAGATTACTAAAATACAGAATAGGTATCAATGATAGTAATGAAGTATTTGATTTCTCATTGAAACAAATTCTCAAAGGATTATCTGCTCTAAGATATACTATATCTTTTTTTAAGCCTACTATTGCAGCATCAATCTATAAAACTTTTTTGAATACTGATACTCCAACTGTATTAGATCCATGTGCTGGTTTTGGTGGCCGATTATTGGGATTTAAATCTATGTTTCCGAATGGAACATATATTGGCATTGAACCGAGAAAAGAAACATATTCAGAACTATTAGAATTATCAAAAAACTTTAGCAACGTTGAAATAATCAATAGTAAAATTGAAGATTATAATGATAAATATAACTTTGATATGGTATTTACATCAATCCCATTTTATAATATAGAAAAATATACAGAAGATAACTTATATCAGTCATGAACAGACTGGGTTGCCCATTTTATAACAAGCATTAAAAAATATAATAACTTGTTTTTAATTATACCAGACATAGATCAATATATAAATTTATTTAAAACATACAAAAACAAATATATAATTGAATACAATACATCACATTTCAATAAAAATAATCAAATTAAAAAAGAATTAATTTTAAATATATAACAAAGTTTTCTCTTGTTTTTCATTTAATTTTATATTAAATTATAGAGTTATTTAAAATTAAAGATGATCCAGAAATGAGCAATAAACCAAAAAATCTAAAAACTGGCAACAACTATAAGCGTCGATTCCATGCTATGGTTAGGCTTTAGAAAGGAAAATGATATGGCAAAGTGTTTAAGGTGTGGTGCTGGGAATGAATGGATTCAAGGCAAAGTAAGAAACGAGACAGATTCAGACAACAGCCCAAAGCGTCAGGTGGACGCAAGGGGTAACCATTTAAAAGACCTTATCGGCGCTCTTGACCAATATATAATTAATCCTTATATTATTCTTGAGATGAACGGAAAAACACAAAAAGGAGATGAGAAAATGAATGAGTACAAAGTGACTAT